TTGGATAATCAAATTTATAGAAAACAAATACTTGAGATTTATACCAAAGCAAACAAAAGACTTGGTGCGAAGTCTATCAAGGTCATTCTTCAAAGAGACTACGACACAAAAATCTCTGAAGGAAGAATTTACCGTCTGATGAAGAATATGGCGCTCCCTAAAATGGCTACCATTAAGCCAAAAACAGCTCTTAAAAAGACTCAAAAAACGTATCCTCAAAACTTACTCAACCAGAAATTTAATCCTGATAAACCTAATCAAGTATGGTCTACTGACTTCACCTATATTTCTATTGGATATAAGAAATATGTCTATCTCTGCGCAATACTTGATCTCTATTCTAGAAAATGTATTGCTTGGAAACTGAGTCATCGTATGGATGCAAAGTTAGCATGTGACACTCTAGAATTAGCTCTTAATAAAAGAAAGGTTGAAGGAACACTTCTCTTTCATTCCGACCAAGGGGCACAATTTAAGGCCAGGGAATTTAGAAAAATAATTGATGACAACAATATCATGCATTCTTTTTCTAAACCTGGATATCCTTATGATAATGCCGTAACGGAAGCTTTTTTCAAGTATTTAAAGCATAGACAAATCAACCGAAAAAAGTATCAAAATATCAAACAGGTTCAATTAGACTGCTTTGAATATATTGAAAATTTTTATAACAATTACAACCCACATACGGCTAATCTAGGACTAACCCCTAATCAGAAAGAAGAAAATTATTTTAATGCAATAAAATAACACGGTTTTCTGTCTACTTATTTGACATTAGTCCATTCATCAATAATAGCGTCATGACTTCCAGCGAACGTTTGTTCTCGATATTTCACTAACCCTTTGTATGTTTCATTCTCTAATATACGCCGTATTTTTACATGTGTCCATGTGTTTCCAGCAAAATGTTCCTTTGCGTAATTTGTGATAGACATAATGGAATGACCAGCTACTATCATATTAAAAATTTGTTTAACATTTGTTGCTTCGAATTCATTAAGCAAAAGCACCTTGTTCTTTTTATCATATGAGTAACCGTATGGTGGGGTTTTCCACGCTGTTGTTTTCCCAGATTTGGCTCTATTCATTACTCCGAACTGCATCCGCTCTTTTATTTGTTCACGCTCGAATTCAGCGATTGCAGATAGTAACGTTAAGAATAAGTTCCCCATAGCAGAAGAAGTATCTATATTTTCTTTTATGCTTACAAAGTGTATGTTATTTTTCGTAAATATATCTTTTATTAAGTAAAGTGTGTCCTTTACGTTCCTAGATAAACGATCCAATTTATAAACTAAAACAGTATCGAATTTATTGTTTTTTCCATCTTCGATTAGTTCCGATATCGCTGGTCGTTCTAATTTTCCTCCAGAATATCCTGCGTCAGAATAATTTTTATATATAACCCATCCCATAGCATCACAATATTTTGTTAAAGAATCTATTTGTCCAGTGATAGAATATCCTTCCTCCGCTTGGTTTATTGTTGATACCCTAGAATAAATCGCTACTTTTCGCATTGTTTTATACCTCATTTTTTGATAAAATGGGTACAATAAAAAGGGCTTTTTAATGCCTGATTTATTGTACAGTTTTGCCTCACGCTCTCCTCGCCAAATTTGAGCGTGGGGCTTTTTTTAATTTCCGAACCAAATCGGAAAAGCAATGCCTATCAAGGCGATAATAATGCCGACAGCCCAATACATAAATTCTTTTTTATTTTTCTGTTGCTCAGTTACTAGATTTAGTTTGAAATCTGACAAAATTTTTTCTGTATTTAATCGTTGTTTTTCAAAACCATCATCCATTTTCTGTATCAATAAATCAAATTTGCTGTCAACTTTTGTTTCGAGATTTTCGAACTTCAAATCAATTTCAGCTTTTGAGTAATTATCTCCTGACATAATAGCACCTCCTTTTTCTTCTGGTTTTATTATACCACTATTCTGTACGGGTAAAGATTTACTATCTTTATACAAAATGACGTTTAAATAATTTATGGCTTTCAATGTTCTGATCAACATCTTTCTCATCCCAAATTTGCAACTCCCAAGGATAGTAGTGGTTGCTCTTATTCTTGAAATAAACGTGTATTCCTGTGTAATTATCTTTGTCTCGTAAATACCAGTTTTTTAAATCGAACTTATCTTTCCAGTCATCGAGTTGTTCCATCACTTGTGAAATATCCTCAGAAGATAAAATGATACGAGCGCCAAAAATGTCATTGAGAATAGAATTCACAGGATAACCATCTTGCCTTTTTGAAAAACGTTCAATTTTGTCTAAGATACTTTCTGATGTTTTGACACGATAGACGTAAGGAATATCCTTAACATCAGCTTTCATCAAGTAATCATTGATAGATTCGTGTAGATTTAAACGATAGTCTAGGATAGCCTTGACAGGTACTTTTGAAAAGGTATGTTTTAGATTAATCTTTTCAACTTTCCCAGTTTCAAAATAATCTTGCGAATAAACAAGGTGTATTCTATTAATTTCCGAGATTAAGCGTTCAACTTTTTCCAGCATATTAATTCTCCCTGTAAATATCTACAACTTTTCCTATCGTGCGGAAATCACTATCTCTATCTATCGGTATATCCTCATATTTGCTGTTTAAACTGTGCAGAAATGCCCCCTCGGTGTGTATAAGCAACTGTTTGATATAAGCGTCACCGTAATATTCAAAAACGCCTATATCGCCATCTACGAGCTCTACGGATAACTTAACAAACACATAGTCCCCAGAGTGATACTCTGGTTCCATAGAATCACCATAGACTGGGATAACAAAATCAGCGTCATAATCGACTGGTAATTCAATTGTTTCTACTTGTACATCATTTAGATACTGACCTGTACCAGCTGAAGCAGCATGGTCGTAGTAGTTGTAAGAGAATAATTCTACTACTATATCCTTACTGTTTTCTACTGTGTTTTGTTCAGATAAAAGACTTTCACCGTAATTTATCCAATCACTGTGACGAGGTTCTTTGAGTTTTTTATCTAATAGAGCGACTTTGTTGTTGATTCCTGTGGTGCTAGATTGCTGTTGAAGTTGTACGGCAGTTTCTTTACTTATAGGAGGGAAAAGTTCATCTATAGTAACAGATAGGGCGTTCGCAAGCTTAAACAAAGTATTTTTTTTAGGTGTTCTAAATCCCTTTTCGTAGTTAGCAATTGTAGTATCCCCCATATTAACCAAGGTTGCTAACTCTTTTTGAGTTAGCCCTTTATTTTTTCTCAGTTCCTTGATTTTAGAACCGATATATAAAGCTAGCTCTTTATCATTCATTTGAATTCTTCCTTCTTTTTATTTAATAAGAGTATAACACATAAATTCACGTTTTGAAAAGTTTTTTTATTTTTTCGACAAAAAACAGTTGACACTTCACGAAAGGTGAAGTATACTATAATCAAGCTTAAGGAATTAAGCAAAGCAAAAAGGAGGTGCAGCTGATGAAGTCTAGGCTAAACAAAAAGCCTAAACACAAAGAACTAGAAGTCGAAATCAAGATTCTTTGGTTTAAGCTAAAAATAAAATATCTGATTACGAGGTAATCGGATAGGGGGTGAAATTCCCCCACCCCTAACGGGGTAAGTTTAGTTTAGCACATTGGCTGTATCTCCGCAAGAATGAAAGGAGAGATTATGCCAGAGGATTTAATCAAACAACTAGAAGCTGGTTCAAAATTTCTAGCGAAGACATGTTTACATAGCAAGATTATTATCACGGTGGATGGTATTCAGCTGGTGGAAACAAAAGAGTTCCACCCAAGAAATGAACTTCTATGAGGAAAGGAATTGTATGGAGGAATTAGAAAACATTATAAAAAAACTCCAAGAAGCAAATAGCGACCCAGAGTTTAATAAAGCCATCTTACTTGAGTGTTCTGCTGAATTAACAAGTTTGTTTAATCGCTTGTCATATCAACGACATTAGAGTCAGTAGAGATACCTTTTTTAATAGATTTTATTGTTCGAATGGCAGAATCTTTAAAATAGTAAGTCTCACTAGTTGCCACAACTTCATGATTATCAGCTTTTATTACAAAATAAAACTGGTTATTAGAAGATTTTCTAATCACAAAATACATAGCTTATCCTCCTTTCCACTAGGATAAGTTGATTATAACATTTTTAGGAGGTACAAAATGAATTGGAAAAAACTAATGCTTGGCGACTTAGAACACACGTTTACTAGTCGTGATGGCAAGGAAAAAACAAGCGTTGAATTTGAAGGTGGCTTATTGCCAGCACTGTTAGTGCTAGGTGGTATCACTTGGCTGATTGCTTGGTTTATTACAAAATAAAAACTCCCGTGAGGGAGTAGGAGGAAAGATATGGAGTTTGTTTATTTACTAATTATACCATCAATAGTTTCATTTGTTGTATCTATCTTTTGGTCAAAACTAGTCTTCAAAAAAGTAGTAGAAATTATGACAAAAATGGATGTTGATCAACAAGAACTGAATGAAACAATGAGAGCTCAAATTTTAGAAGAAATCAAAATATTACGAAATGTCAGGTAAGCAAGTTTTTGAAAATCTAACACCAAATAAAGTAAGAGTTATCATTCCTAGATTTGTTAGTACTCTTTATATCAAGACTTTCAATCGTAATACAACTCCGTTTTTTATTTAAATTATACCACAGAAAGGGGGTGGGGAAGATGGAAGAAATTTTGTCAAGCATAGCAAAAAGCCTTGAATCCATTGCGACTGAATTCAAAGCTCAAAATTCTTACAGAGAAGAAATGAAACAAAATATGGAACAAATGGAAAAAATAATATTAGATATCCAATCAGATCCATTTGGACTCAAACACTTAAAAGATGAAGCGTTGTCCGAAAAAGCTTCTAAGCAAAAGGGATAGCATCCTTTATTTTCTTAGCAAACTCAAGCCAATATTCTATCCTGCCAGATAAAGTCTTGGCTTGGTCTTGTTTTTCAAGTTTAGCGATAGCTTCGGTTGTTAACGAAATTAGATAAAGCGTATCGCTTGCAGCCGTCGCTGAAATATAGCCATGTTTTCTAAGTTCAAAACAAGTATCTAGTACATCTTCTTCAGACCATTCATTCATAATGTTTTCTTTGATGAATTGAATATTTTCGAAATTGCGAGACTTTTCTTTAGAAATTTTATCTTTACGTCTCTCGTTGTATTTGACAAACATTGAACTTAAAAGAAACTTGGCATCATTTGTTAATTTATCCATACAATCACCTCCTTTCTGCTCACATTATAACAGATTAGAGGTACTAAAAACAGATAGAAAGGGGGTGGGGGAATGCAACAATTTAATCTAAAACAACTACGAGAGAAAAAGGATTTACTCAAAATGAATTAGCTGATAAAGCTAACGTTAGTCGTTCGCTCGTGGTTGGTTTAGAAACAGGTTCATATTCAGAGACATCTACAGCATCTCTGAAGAAATTGGCGAAAGCTTTGGACGTAAAGATTAAGGATTTATTTTTTTAACTAATCGTCTAACATGATAGACAAAATATTTGTTAATAAAACTAACAAACCGCTAGAAAGGAACTATATGAATCAACTAATAAACATCACCCTAAACGAAAATCAAGAACCTATCGTAAGCGCTAGAGATTTGCACAAAGGTTTGAAAGTTAAAACACGCTTTAGCCAATGGGCAGAACAAAACTTCAAAATTCTTGAAGAAGGATATGATTTTACAAGTGTAGTCGGAACTACGGTTGTTAATAACGGAGCTGTCCGAGAAGTACAGGACTATGCTTTATCTTTAGATGCTGCTAAGAACTTAGCAATGATTTCTAAAACAGATGAAGGGGCAAAGGTACGCAAATACTTCATCCAAGTTGAGAAGGATTTCAACAGCCCAGAGAAAATCATGGCAAGAGCCTTGCTGATGGCAGATAAGAAAATCACTAACTTAACGATGGAAAATAATCAATTGCAGTTAGATTTAAAAGAAGCTCAAAAACAAGCGCGTTATCTTGATCTAATCATTGAGAGCAAGGGAGCTTTGCGAGTAACACAGATTGCTGCTGATTATGGTATGTCTGCCAATAAATTCAATAAAACACTATTAGAATTTGGTGTGCAGCACAAAGTGAATGGACAATGGATTCTCTATAAACGACATATGGGCAAAGGTTACACAGACAGTCACACATTTGATTATCAAGACAAAAACGGCCATACAAGAGCCAATGTGACGACGACGTGGACACAAAAGGGGCGTCTATTCCTATACGAGTTGTTGAAAGACAACAATATTTTACCACTAATCGAGCAAGAAGACATTGCTTAATCAAAAAAAGCCACTGTGGGGACAGTGACCTCAACAAAATTAATAATGAGGTAATTATAACATGAAAGAAAAAAAGAGCAATGGAAACCACAGGTTAACTGTTTCCGAAAAGATGGACAGAAGTTTAAACCCGAAGATTGTACAATACCTATTTCGTTCAAAGGGTTTTATCAAATTTTAGCAGAGTTAAAAGGAGCATAACATGGAAAATCCAATTACAGGCGTAGTAGTCTTATTATTTATCGCTTTAATTGCGTACATTGGAAACCGCAATAGCAATAAAAAGACAATCACTAAGACTGTTGAGACGGTGTTAGATAACTACCAAGTTGTGCGAAAGGTTGAGAGACCAAAACGCACGGATTTTATAGAGTTACCTACTCCAGGGTCATGCGGGAAAGTTTGGGGCAAGGATAGGCCTTTTTAAAAGGGGGAAAATATGAATAGAATTGATGAAATGACAGTCATAGAAATAAAAGTATTAAATATTATCAAAAACAAATCAAGTTACGAAAAGCCAGTAAAAGCAGCGCATATCAGATCTGAGCTGAATTTAACAAAACGTAGTCTTGAATGGATAATTGAAAGTTTGCGTGTGACACACTGTCACCCTATCGTTGCAAAAAAGAACGGCGCTAGTGGATACTTTTTGCCAAAAAACGAAGAAGAACGTGAAGCAGGGCTAGCTCCTTACAGACGACAGATTATGACAGAACAAAAAAATCTAGCATGTATTCGAAATGTAAACCTTGAAGAGTACTGGAAAGGAGTATAGAGGTATTGAATGGCAGACAATAAAAAATACTACTATCTTAAATTAAAAGAAAATTTTTTTGAAAGTGATGAAGCAATCATTTTAGAAAGCATGCCTGACGGCTATATCTATAGCAATATTTTGCTCAAACTATACCTAAGAAGTCTAAAAAACGATGGCTTATTAATGTTTAATAACCTTATTCCTTACAACGCACAAATGCTTGCAACGATTACAAGACATCAGGTTGGGACAATTGAAAAAGCTATTCGCATTTTTAAAGATTTACAACTCATAGAGGTTTTAGATAATGGTGCGATATATATGACAAATATTCAAAATTTTGTCGGCAAATCAAGCTCGCAAGCTGATTATATGAGGAATTACAGAGAAAAAAAGGGGGGTCTTACAAATGTAAATCAAAATTCTTACATTTGTGAACCAGAGATAGAGATAGAGATAGAGATAGAGAAAAAGAAAGAGAGAGAGTTAGATAAAGAGAAAGAATATAATGTCGAGCAAAGCACGACTGAATATACTTTTCCAAGCTGGCTTGAATCTGAATATGTCGAACAAGTCAAAAAAGGTAATCCTAAGAATTTTGATTACAGAATTCCGATAGCATATCTAAATCAGAAGACGAATTCTAACTATAAGTTTGTTGATAGTAATACTAATCTTGTTAAGTCAATGGACTAATGTCAAATAAGTAGACAGAAAACCGTGTTATTTTATTGCATTAAAATAATTTTCTTCTTTCTGATTAGGGGTTAGTCCTAGATTAGCCGTATGTGGGTTGTAATTGTTATAAAAATTTTCAATATATTCAAAGCAGTCTAATTGAACCTGTTTGATATTTTGATACTTTTTTCGGTTGATTTGTCTATGCTTTAAATACTTGAAAAAAGCTTCCGTTACGGCATTATCATAAGGATATCCAGGTTTAGAAAAAGAATGCATGATATTGTTGTCATCAATTATTTTTCTAAATTCCCTGGCCTTAAATTGTGCCCCTTGGTCGGAATGAAAGAGAAGTGTTCCTTCAACCTTTCTTTTATTAAGAGCTAATTCTAGAGTGTCACATGCTAACTTTGCATCCATACGATGACTCAGTTTCCAAGCAATACATTTTCTAGAATAGAGATCAAGTATTGCGCAGAGATAGACATATTTCTTATATCCAATAGAAATATAGGTGAAGTCAGTAGACCATACTTGATTAGGTTTATCAGGATTAAATTTCTGGTTGAGTAAGTTTTGAGGATACGTTTTTTGAGTCTTTTTAAGAGCTGTTTTTGGCTTAATGGTAGCCATTTTAGGGAGCGCCATATTCTTCATCAGACGGTAAATTCTTCCTTCAGAGATTTTTGTGTCGTAGTCTCTTTGAAGAATGACCTTGATAGACTTCGCACCAAGTCTTTTGTTTGCTTTGGTATAAATCTCAAGTATTTGTTTTCTATAAATTTGATTATCCAAATCTCTTTTTGAGGGCTTATGTTTTAGAAATTTATAGTAAGTGGAGCGATTGACACGTAAAACACGACACAAGATTGTTGTGGCGTGTTCAAAGCGTAACCGATAGACAGCGAGGAGTCTTACTTTAAGTTTTGCATGAATATGGCACTTGCTTTTTTTAAGATAAGGTTCTCCTCTTCAAGCTGCGCATTACGTTTTTGTAACTCTTGTATTTGCTTGGCAGTAAGTACAGAATTATCTTCGAGTCTGACTTGAGAATACTGTTTGATCCATTTTGCAAGCGCAGAAGCGGATACCCCATAGTCTTTACAGAGTTCAGACTGAGTTTTTTCCAGTTTGATAAAGGTTGACAAGGGATTGTTTAAATTCTTCATCGTAGCGTTTAAATGTTGACATAGGTTGTCCTTTCGTTTTTGTGTCTTTTAAAATAGATTATAACACACAAAGTTTTGTCTACTTTTATAGTATACATCCAAATAATTATGGGTAATATTGTTGTGGTACATTTCGATTGCGTCATCATAATTACCAACATTATTAACTAATTTACGATAAGCTAAGTAGTTTAAGATTACATCACTATCAACTGCATAAATCTTGTTATTTAACTCAATAGTATTCATTTTATTTACCTCTGTTTGTTTATTTATCTTTATATATATTATATCGTATATTTAAATATACATCAAGAGATATTTGTTGTTTTTGAAAAAATGTTATAATTTTTGGGAAGAACTTTAACTGCTATTTATCTTTATAAAAAAACCGCCCTCGATTAGAGAGCGGTTTTGTCTTATCTAAAGGAGCTTTACCTCCTATTTTATACTTGTGTGGCATTAGCTAAATACTTATCTTCGACCCATTGTTCGGATTGCGGTGCATTAATACGTGACCAACCGTTTATTTTTTCGTACACTCTCACACGAGTACCCGCTTTGATAAACTCTTTATCGGTGCTACTTGCGTTTGGTTTAGACTCTACATAATAATCAGTACTAAGAGTTGCTTCGTAGTATGGTACATTTGAGTTGTCTAATTTAGTGTTAGTATCTAGCTTTTGATTAAAAGTAAGCTGGCTTTGTGGTGCTTGTGGTTTGTCAATCTTAGGTATATCCACTTTGCTACTATCATCTGCTAATAAAACGACATTTTTATCTAGCCCCCCAGCAATTCCTACACTTGTAAATTGCCACCAGCGGACACCGTCCATTGACGGGAAATAGTCCCACAGTGGTTCAGAGCGCACCTCATAATCGGGATAGCCTGCAATCCAAATACTGTTGGGGTATTTAGCAATAATCTGCTGATAATCAACATTATTAAGTGTAAATGGTTTATAGCTGTAGTAAACAGGCTTGTAACCAGCGCTAGCGATTTTATCCATAAATGCAATAACTGCATTTGTGTTAGCTTGCTTGTCTGCGCTTGCGGAATCTTCATAGTCGATGACTAAATATGATACTTTTTTGCTTGGTAAATTGGACAGAAATAAATCGGCTTCTCGTTGCGCTAAGCTGCTATCTCCTCCAAATCGTCCAAAGTGATAATAACCAATCGGGTCACTAGTATTAGCTTGTTGCTGATGCCTATCAGACAGCCAAGCGAGCGACTCGGATACTTTGATAATCGTTTTAGTAGTGCTAGCTTGCTGACAAGTAGCAGTTAAGTCTGCTTGTTGATAAGCTGATACATCAATAAAATAATCGCCTTTATTTAGTCCTATATTACCTGTAACAGTAACTGCATTTTTAAAAACTTTTGGTCTAAATGCAGTAGGATAAGTCGCTGAATATGGTATTTTTACTAAATTATATGCTCCGTTTGCTCCACCTTGGTTTTGACCTAAAAACCATCCGTATCCACCACCAGCATCACTATCAAAAATAGCAACATGACTGTACGGTGTAACACCTGCAACTACCATAAAAATTGCGACATCTCCCGCTTGCATAGTCTCTACTTCGTCAAAGTAGTTTAAAATACCATTTTCGTGACGTTGCTCCCATATATCCCTTGCGTATCCTGTATTTGTACAGTTTGCGTATGGCAGTCCTAGATACTTACAGTAATCTGCGTAGCCATCCCAACATTGCGCACCAAACGATCCATCAATATCGTAAGCATTGCCATTTGAACGACTTTTATATTCCTGGTATGTAGCCATTTATCCCTCCTCTTTAAAAATCAAATAAAATGGATAAGCAAAAAAAGCAATCACAGATAACGGCACATACAGTATTGCGATTGCTAGTATTAATGCTAATCGTGTGATTGCTTTCATTTTTATCCTCCTATTTTTTTGGCTCTGTATAGGATAGAGCACGGCTGCTATCTGATACTCCTTGTGTTGTCGGGTCTGTAACAATACCTGTAATAACAAGCACCGCAAACACACTATTAACAACTACCAGCAATTTATTGCCTAAATCTCCTAAGTCCAATGTGTATCCAAAAACATTTGCTACTGCTTGCACCACTAGCAATACCGCTGGAATAATTGCTGTCCAAAACGCCTTGTTTTTAAGTCTTACTGTCCAATTAATCATGTTTCATTCTCCTGTTAAATAATGTTTTTATCTGTTCTTTGTTGACGATGATATCATCCTCGACACGATCTAAACGCTCCTCGTGACGATCAATAACAGCTTTTGTAATCTCTCGGTCTCTATCTATATTTTTGAGCTCGTATGCTAGTTCTTTGAGTGAGTCCTTGAGCTGAGCCATAGCAATCTCGTTAGCTTCCATTGCTTTTTTAAAGGGATTAACAATAAACCCCCACAAACCGAGTATCGATAAAATAGCCCCACTTGCTGCGCCAATCTGTAATAAATCAAACGGCATCTAACCACCCCTAATCATGTTTTACCAAATCCGCATATTTGATAACTGTGACTTTTTCCTCTTCCTCTAGCTCTTTAAGAGTTTGTGCCTCGTACTTAAATGGCTCGTTAACATGTACAAAGACAAGATTGCCTTCGCCAGCTTCACCATCTTCTTCTTTGGTAGTATCTACAACTGTAAAGACATCATAAGCTTGATACTCGCCTTTTTTAGCAGGCTCAATAAGTTCTAACATGCCTTTGTAAATATCAGGCTCGACTTTATCGCTAGTGGTCAATACGTGGATAGTTTGCAAGTTAATCATCTTTTTTGTGCGCTCTGCTGATACCTTAGCTAGTCCTGCGGCTGCTTGGGCTGTTTTAGCAGTCTTAGCGGTTTCTTGTGAGATTTTTTCAAGAGCGTCTACTTTTTGCACAGCTTCACCCATGGCGATTTCGACATATTCTGATTTTTTAAACTCTTCTAAGACAGCGGTAATGATTCCCTTGTCATTTGTGCCTGTTAGGTCTTTCTTGACCAATTGTGGGATAACAGCACCGTCCTCAGCAGCGATAATAACGTGTGTGCTTGCGACTGTTCCTGCGCTGTCATATTGTGGATATTTTCCTGTTACTTTCCAATTGCGTGCCATAATTATTCTCCTCCTTTATCTGGTTCTGTTGCTTCGTCAAGTTGTGCAGTTAACGCTTCTGTCTCGAGTTCGTAACGTGCTTTTAACTCAGCGTTTTCTAACGTTAAATTAGCGACTTTAACTGTTAGCTCGTTAATCATTTTTACATAAACTTTTTCCATTGTTACCTCTATCTTATACTTTACTTAAATAATTATCATGCTCTCGCATAATTGCTTTTTTAAAATTATTATCAGCTGTGTTCCATCCTACGTTACGTAAGTGTTCCCAACAACGCTTCAACGCTCCCATAGCTTCAAACATCGCATTAAAATCTACAATTTTAGGCAATCTTGCCACAGAAAACTTTATACCTCGATTACGACTAAAATCGTCAAAAAAGTAGATGTCATCACCGTAGATTTCGGCTTGGTCAACAAGTGCTACGTGATTTGTACCATTTGCAGCCCTAAAAAATCTAGCTCCACAAAATCGCCCAGAAGACGCACTGTTTACTCCGTCTCCAGACGAAGTAATACCAATTGCACTGTACAAAAAAGATTGGTTGTAGTTTTTTGGTGTTGCATTGCCAAAGTGGATGAATGCTGTATGCGTACCGTTCTTGCGTACTAATGCGTTATCTTGATTATTAAAATTAATCGATGCATTACTATCAAAGTTAATGCTCGACTTATCCAAATCGATTGTCATAGCTCCATTCTGTGCTCTGATAACCTTACCTTCAAGCATATTAGTAAGCATGTATTCGATTTTAGCTCTTAAAAAATTGGCATCCATGCCGATAATTTGCTCTGCTCTAAGTTTGATAAAATCACCGAGTTTTGCGCCAAAATCTCCATTGACAGTTGTACTGCCATCAAGAGAAATATGCTTACCGATAATTTGGGTTCCGTAGTCACTTAAGTTAATTGCAGAGACAATCTCGTTTGCAGACATCTTAGCATCAATTCCGCCAGCTCTTTGTATAGCTAACTTGATACTGTCCCCAGACTGGTTAATGATGCTTGTCACATCGTCTCTTGTGACTCGTTGGTCAATTTGACTAGCTAGTTGAGTAATGCTCGAATTAAGCTTGCTGTTGGGACTATTAACATCAGACTGCAAATCACTAACAGTTTGTTGTAAGCTGCTATAACTCCCTTCAGCGTTTTGCAAACGTCTCTGGTAACCATCTAAGTCCTGTTGTACACGACTAACAGCTCCTGTCCTGTCACTAATCTCTTGCAATATTTGACTAGCTGTCTGTTGTTGTGCTGATTTTAAGCCAGCAACTTGTGACTCGACGTCTGATCGCATCCCCTGATAACTACGAGTAAACTCAGCACGTAATTCTTCCAGTTTATTTTCGTAGTCTTCAGTAGTTCCGCTTGAGGTCGTGGTAATCTTAGCAGATAACTGTTTTAACTCATTATCATACTTTTGTGATAGACCTTGAGCAGATGCTTTTATCTCAGCTTGTAAGGCTGACTTATCATCTCGCATACTTGCCTTTAAGCCATCGATACCAGACTGATAGCTAGCAGATAGCTTTCTGTCCGCATCTTTATAATCTTGTCTCAAACCCTCGATACTAGCCTGTAAACTAGCTGTATGCTTGTCTGCTTTGTTTAAATCAAGTCGCAAACCGTCAACTGTTGAGCCTAACTGTGCTGTCTTTTGCTCTAACAAATTCTCGAGCTGGGTGCGCTGACCTTGAACAGTCTTTAAAAAGTCGGATTTAAGACCTTTCTTAGTATCAGTTATTGTCTCCTTAATGCCTTGAGCCGTTGTTAAAATCTCGTTTTTTATAGTCGTATCAAAGTATGTCTGTAACATGCCACGATTGTTTAGCTTGATTTTTGACCAGAGCTGAGAGTTAGCGGTGTCTGTCAGCTCTAAATTAAGCTCTTTTAACTGACTGAGCGCTCCTTCCAAGTCTTTAAAAAGTCCGGTTGACTCACCACTACCCTCAACTACCACTGGCGCAACGTAATTAGTTGGCTTATCCCCTTGCTCAATCATAACCTGATTAAAGTGAGCTGTTCCTAGACAGTTGCTGGTTAATCTGACTTTTTGATTGTCTTGACTAGACTTAAATGTATAATAAGCACGTCCATCTGGTCCTATGACGAGGTTTGACTCGTCTAAAATTAAAGTTGGGTCTCTACTCACTGTTACCTCCTAATTCTGTCCATAAATTGTGACTGGGTTTTGACCAAGTCCGCTGATGAGCAATTGATTGTTACTGTTGTCGTATCGGGCAATTAAAGTATTACCATTAATTGACTCATAAGAGCCGATTAAATCGTTTGCGGGCTTAGTAAAGCTATCATTGCCAGACTTAAACAAGTAAGTACGATAAGCAGGCAACCTAACATCGTCTAAAGATAAGTTACCTTTCCATAACTGATTCCAGTCACCGCTAACACTTGTGCTACGACCTTGTTTTTGCCAAATCAATTTGTTATTACAAACAATCCGTCCAATTTCGAATCCGTCAACGATGACACGACCAAACGATTGATAACCGTTTTGAGGTTTGTTGTTGGGGTTTAAGTCTTTGTAATTATTGCGATTAGCTGTATAAGCTATGCCGTCGCTGTTGGATGTCGCATAATAAAATGTTAAATCCATGTTAAGCCTAAATTTACTCGTATCGTTATAGTCAATATAATACGAGCCAGCAGATAAATTATTACCTAGCGTAAAGTCACCTAACGAGCCATCTGTCGAGATAGACATGAGGTATTTTTGAGATAAATCCATATTAAGCCCTCTCAAAAACAATCATGCCTGTTGTATCATAAGGCGCATAGCCTTTATCAACAACCATCACATCCAAAAATTGACCTGATTTTGTGTCTTTTAGCTTGCCGATGTTGTTAAGCTCATATTGGATGTCGCCTTTTCTGACGTAGCTAGACAAATCCCCACGCCTTAAAACATCATGCGGTAAAGATGCTGGGTCTCCCGCTGGTCCCCGTTCACCTCTTGGACCCATTGGGCCAGGCGCACCATTATCACCCTTAGGCCCTTTTAATTGCTCACGTTGCTCCTCAGTGAGTTGCTCAAAGGTCATCTTACCGTCAGCACCTTTAGGCCCAGGTGGACCCGCTTCCCCTTTGTCCCCTCTAGGACCTTTAAAGTCTCCTTCGACAGTAACTTGTGAGTGGTCGTCTAATCTAAGTGTTAATAGTCCACTATCAACTGTTCCGCTAACAACCTTAGCGCCAGTGTCCCCTTTAGGGCCTGTTGCTCCAGTGGGACCAGGCGGTCCTTGCGGACCTGTCTCGCCTGTAGCTCCTTTTGGTCCCGTTGCCCCAGTAGGACCCTGAGGACCAGTTTCTCCAGTTTTACCTTGGGGACCTGTCAGATATTTAAGTGCTTTAAACTGATTTTTACCATCACCAAATTTGGCAAATCCTGTATCAGTCTCAAAGCCTATCTCGCCCTCAAGCAAGATAACATCACTACGAGCCCAAGCCTCAGCAGTCATGCGCTTAAATTGGACTCTTAATGGTATATTTTCGGCCATTAATTACCTCCATCTAATATAATTTGTGGGCTGTCTGACCACTGCCCAGTAATCGTGGCATTGTCGCCATCTACAACCTCTCTATAAACCATTCCCAAAGCTAAATCCTGCGTATCTGACGCATTTAAATCTATCTGCTTAGATTTATACCAATCGCCAGTTAAAACGCCTGTATAGCTTAAAGGATAGACCTCTATAGACTGTTTATCCTTAGTAACCTCAAACGTCTGAGCATCCATCTTAGCCTTGGTTGGTGTCAGCACTAACTTGACACCTTTATTATTAGCTTGCGTCAGCGTGATAGCCACTTTTTTGAGTAACTCACACGTTTGACTAAAACTAATCGTGTAGGTTTCGCCACGCTTAAAGCCACCGTCATTAGCTTCAACCTCAATGTAGTCTTGGTCGTAGGTTTTGGTGCGGTTAGGGTCGCCAACCAATAAATTTTTGTTGTAGCGGGTCTTACCGTCTGTCCCTATGATTTCAGCGTTTAAACGTGATGTCTCGCTAGTCTCGCTGACCTTGTTTTTAAGGTCGTCAAACGACTGTTTAATTGATGGGATATCATCAACTTTGATAGACTCAGTAATCTTTTTGATAGCTTCTTCTGGTAATGCTAGATTTTTGAGGGTGTCTCTAAACTCTTCAAGTTCTTTTTGGTTGCGTTCGTCAAATTCTTTTTGTTTTTGATTAAAAGTATCAGTAACTTCTTTAATTCGTTTCTCAAGCTTTTCTTTAAAATCAGCAGGCAACCCATCTTTCCCCATCCGAGTAACCATGTGGACATCGCTTGTCTTGCCGTTTGTGTAAGTATATGTTGTTTTTCCCCACAAAAACTTACCTTGCTCGACATTTGGTATGTCTTCTGTCCACTTTGCACTGTTATCAGGAGGGGTTGTGCCATTGTCAGACTCAGCGTAAGTAGTTTTTGTAGATTTAACACCAACGCCATCCTCGGTATCTGTAAAGGATACTTGCGTACTTGCTACAAGTTCCTCGTTAATGTAAGCTTCGACTGTCACATTTAAGACGTGTTTAAAATCTGTTGCTTTTACAATTAGACTAGGCCCTGTCCCCAGCAATCGACCGTCCGTTTTATATAAAAAGACAGCGTCATATTCTTTCCCATTTTTTTCGAGTGTAGCTGTTAGCTCTGATTCACCTTTATCATTTTTAAAAGCGACACCATTCGAAGTCGCCAGTTGTATCTCATATGGAATTGATTCATCGTAAAGACGTAGCATATCACTAATTAAGTCAGAAGCTAACTGACTTTCTTTTTCGACAAAATTGCTAAATTTAGTTTTGTTAGAGCTGGGATTTGTTATGGATATTTCTTGCTCAGTAACCCTCGCTGTGAGAATTAGCGGCGGCTCGTATCCGTCATCCTGTATTCGCACAACATCACCAAGTTCTAAATCAACATATCCATCGAATTCATAAGTGACAGCTGGGTAAGCGTGTGCTTTTAAATCTTTTAAAGCAGTTGATATCAAGACATCTTGACTGTCTGTCTCAACTTCCATGTCTTTACGAATCCAGTTGTCTCGTGTCTCGTTACCAGTCAACACCGATGGATAACGGTCTCGTGAAAGTGGTGCGTACAAAAATCCATTCTTGAGATAGTATTCTACTTTCCCGTTTTCGTCTTTCCACTCTTTGTAGATAGAATTGTCAATGTAGATGATTTGCTCTTCTTCGTATGATTCTGTCTGCGCCTCTTGTACGACTTCCTCATATGATATCTGTGTTCCACCAGTAACTCGCTGAGTAGTTGCACCATTGACAGACATACCTTGCGCTATCTCACGAGGATAACATACTGTTTGCAATCCAGATGCGAAAGAATTAATGTCGTATGAATTTTCGACGACATACATACGCCCAGCAAAATTTTGCTCTAAGACAGTAACTCTGGTCTTGGACACACTCTTGATGATACCTGTATGCCCCCAACCAGTTGTGTAAAAAGGAGCACCTCGATTTGCTCGTACATTATAAATACCACCAGCTTTTAAGTTTCCAGCGTTAGGTGATTTATCTACTTTCCATCCATACGAACCCCAATTATAATCAGTACCGATTAATGCGGCAGCCATACCAGCTCCAGTTCGACCTCTAATACCAGTTACGCCTCCACCAAGCCCTGGTCCACTTAATTTATTTGCATACCAGGCAGATAGCGCGTAGCATTGACCAGAACCGATTTTGCGCCCTTTCAGCTTGGTAGCCTCATTAATAGCTTGTATTGTTTTAGTCGCTCTTCTAGCGACTTTTACGGCGGTTATGGGCTTTACAGGAGTCTGCCACAAGGTATCAATAGTATTTAAGATATTTCCGCTAGCTTTATTTATTCCGTTGCGGATGTTCGTCATTAGGTTTGTGTAACTTTGATATCCTGCTGCTGCGTAGTCATATTTAGCGCCACCAGCTCTAAAAAGTCCTTTTGTGTAGTCCGCTAGGTTCTTTTTGCCGACAACGTTATAAATCCCTTGTTTTGCCAAAAGATAAGTATAGTCTTTTAAAAAGTCGTCTACACTAGCGTAGTGCATATAAGTTCCGCCCTCATTTGCAGGACGAGCCATACCAGTTGTAACCTTAACACCGCTTGGTCGTGTTCGTGCTCCACCTGTCATTCCTGCCCAGTTGTTATCACGCCTACCGACCGTTGAGTCACCCCAAAAGCTTTCCAAGTAAAGCTGTGTGATGATTCCACTTGGCAAAATGTTATATTGTACAGCGTAGTTTATAATAGCTTGTACATTAGCTTTTTTGATTGTGTGATCGTAATATTTAAGGTCTCCGCCTAAGTACGTGCGATTTGAACCAACCGTTTTAGTGACTTTACGAGTAGCAGGATTAGAGATAACACGCTCACCTTTTACGGTCTTTTTACCGTACGGGCGTATAGCGTTATAAATCTGGCGCTTGTCTAATTTTTTAGTGATACCAGTTACATTTTTTTGATATCTCAACACTACGTCGCTACGGTCACGACCAACACCGTATGACTTGCCTTCTTCATACTCTTTATAGATATTTATGATAAAAGCTTTAAAAGTGTGGTTATTGTGTAGTTGTGTTTCAAATTCAACTTCCGCATCAAAATTATTAGCAATCGATAACAAGCGAGCTAACTTAGTATCTTGGCCGGTCCATTCTAAAGTAAGTTTTTTGTCCTTGACTTCGTTTATGCCGATTGTTAAAGCACCCCAATTTAAAATATCAAATTGCACAAGATACTCTTCGAACGACATCGCTTTAGTAGCTTTGTACGGATTGCAATACTCATTGAGTAACTCTAAATTAAGATTTTCGCAAAAGCAATGTATTGTTGTCTCTTTTTCCTCGACTTGCATGATGTTAAATAATTGTACTTTGCCTTTGTGCACAAAAGAGACAAATGCTTGATCGTTTAGTGCATGATATTTGTGATTAAGTGGATTGTCACCCAACAGTGTTTTTTTATAAACAGAAAACTCAAAGGCTGACGAACCAGTTGTGAGTTGTCTAGTCCACAAGTCATCATAATAATTAAGTGCTCCTTGTCTCTCATTGTCTAAAAGCAAAACTGGATGTAACTTTGCATCGTGTATTACTAGAGTTATTACAACCACCTCTCTTCCATCAATATCTCAACGTTTGGCGCAGATTGAGAAAACTTAGATAACTGCATGACGAACTCTGTTTTCCCTGGTGGGATAGATATAGGTTGCGAACCTAAAACCATGTCTTGAATAGAATCCAAGTCTTTTGTTTTGACTGTGTCGTTTTCAAAATTGATAACTACTTCATCGCCAGGCTGGTACTTATTAACAATATTGTTGTAGTGAGATACACCCATTTTTTCAAAATTGACCTTTTCAAAAAGGTTATAGTTGATATATTTAGAGCTATCACTACATGTCCCCATTGCAAGATGTATCTTGCGGGATTTTTTTCCTTTAAGGGACGGAACAGTTACATGATGATGCGCACCGTTAAAGTAAATACGGAACTTATCTTCTTCCCTGAAAATCTCAACTGCTCTGCTTCTATTCATCGAAAAAGGATTGTGATAATTTCTGTCTGCTTGGAATTTAAACTGCTTGTAAAATCTCCAGCCGACACCGTCATCATCAAGCGCAAAAAAATTGTATTCTGTTTCAAAACCATTTTTTCGTTTGTAAGTTTCTACTCCATACAAAAATTGTTCATTCCCTTTATCATCAAAACCACTCACACAAAGCTTTAAAAAACCTTTTTGATCCTGAGCAGTAGCAATAAAAATCTGTTGCCACCACAGGTGTTCGTTGAGAGTGTATTCTCCGTTTGAGTCAGGGTTGATTATAAAAGTCCTAGTGCCTGCGTGTTCTATGTAGCCGGGGGTATTACCTCTAGCACCGATAACCACATATTCACCGCCTTTTCCAGAGCTTAAGATGTTATCAATGCGCATCCGTTTAAGTTCTGTGTCAAAAGAAGGTGGCATATAGTTTAGTGTGGCGACGTTTGGCGCACCATCCAAAGCTTGTGCTATCGCTTTTGAGTAATCAAAAAGGACTTCGTTGCGATGCACGATAGTCCCGTCTTCTTCTTCTGATGATCCAAGTGCAAAAGCACCTGTTTCGTTTGCGATACCGATATAGCCATTTTCGGAGTTGTGTTTAATTTTGATTATTGGATAAGCGTTAGTATTCCCATCATTTTGCAATTTAAAAATAAGCTTGTTGCCTTCTTGCGTATAGTCCAAAAACTTTTTATAAGTGATAGAGTGTGCAACACCGTCAGGTATGTAAAACTCAATAACCGTTTCGTCGTACCAATCAGATATTCCTTTTAAGTCAATATCACCTTTTGGAACAGCCATATAATATCTGTCAGGCTCATCTGGTAATGTAAGTTTAAAGGTCGTCTTACTGTGCAAAATACCAGCTATTTTTTCTCTTAATTTATTTAAATTTTCGTAACTATAAGTCGACGGTTCTGTCGTGTCTACAAATTTACTTGCTCCGATTTCTTTAGTTTTAAAACTAACAGTAACAAAAATAGTTTTAGCTCCAAAACTAACCGATTGAATGGCTTCTCCTAATTCATTTATTTTTCTGGTAGCAATAGACCTATTATTACCTATAGTCCTCACTATGTTTAAACAATTAAAAAAAGGCGATAAATCAACGCCTTTATAACTAAAATTTGCCAATTATATCAAACCTTTCATTCTATTATTCATTATTTCTTTTTGTTTTTGGTATTCTGTGAAGTTGTCTCCAGCTGTTCGAGCTAATTCTTTACCATTCACAGTCACTACAACGTCTCTATTAGCAAAATCTCTAATAGCTAAAACCGCATCTTTCAATGCGACAAATCTATCATCTTCTAATTTTCTTGCTGAGTCATTTAGTCCGCCAAAACTTGCATAATGAGTCACGTCAAAACTACTTTGTAAACCTTCCGTAATTTCCGATATGTTGATATCTTTAAGTTTATTCAATCCGTTTTGAAACTCCTCAGAAATACGACTAGCCATACTAGAAACATTTTTCTTGACTGGTTCAAAGCTATCTGTAAGAGATTTATTAAAACCTCCCATTATAGCTCTACCCGCTGGAATAAGTAATGTTCTATCGTAACTTATTGGCCCTTTATGCTCTTGAATCCATCCAGCGATACCACCGACAAAATTTTTGACTTTTTCAAAAGCTGAGGTCAATCCATTTAAAAATCCATCCATTATAGCTCTACCAGCTGCTCCTAAGTTAATATTAGCAAGGGAATTAAGAATGTTTTTTATACGGTTAACTACACTAGAAACGACTTCTTTCGCAGCATTAATAGCTGTTGAAATACCGTTTTTCATCGCATTAAATGCTAGTATAGCGACACTTTTTGCTGTATTAATTTTAGATGATATCTCGTTTCCAATAGCACTCATTCCAGCAGCTACTACGTTAACCAAAAATTTTAGCGTCACAGAAAATATACCTTTTATAGCACTCCATCCAGCAGAAAAAACTGATACGAAAATACCCAGCATACTTACAAATAAACTAGCTAAAAACGTCAGACCCCCAATTATTATGTTTTTTATACCTTCCCAAATTGCTCCTACTCCAGATTTGATAGCAGTCCACGCTGCATTCCAATCACCATTTATAATTGCTAATATCACTTTTATAGTGGTGTTGATGACAGACATGCCAACTTGTACCACGCCTGTTATAACCAGAAACAAACCACTTAGAGCTTCAACAAGCGCACTCCAAGCTAACTTTAAACCGCCAATAAAAGTAGCACTGTTAGCCTGTATGAAAGTGAAAATTGATAATATTAGTTGTTTCAACGTTTCGATTAGTGGGGTGACTGCATCAACTATTGATTTCCAACCAGAAATAATTGTATTTCTAAATGTCTCAGATGTATTCCAAGCAACTACAAGTGCAGCTATAAATGCTCCGATTGCTGCAACAACTAAAATTACAGGTCCTGAAATCATTGAAAAGATTCCTGCTATTGCCGTGAACGCTGTAGAAACTCCTTCTAAAGAAGCAGTTACTTGACCAATAAAAATAATTACTGCTCCAAAAATGACTAAAAGAGGCCCAAGAGCTGCGCCAATACCTCCAATAATAACTGCCAGCTTTTGCCCAGCAGGAGATAACTTGTTGAACCAATCTATGACTGCTTGGATTTTACCAATAACTCCTTGCAACAATGGATTTAATATACCACCGATTGTAATGCCGGCTGTTTCTAAAGAACCTTTGAGCTGTTCAATTGCTCCTTTAAGACCGCTATTCATAGTGTTTGCCATTTTGTCAGCAGCACCTTTTGAATTTTTCAACCCTTCGGTCAGTTTCGCTAATTGTCCCGGTGCAGAATTAACCAACGCAAGCATTCCTGATAATGATTCCTTACCGAACAAGATTGATAGAGCAGCGGATTTCTGTTGGTCTGTCAAACCAGACATTTTATCTCTTAATTGTCCTGTTATCTCTGTTAAAGACCGCATTTTCCCGTTTGCATCAAAAAAAGATAATCCTAGACCATCAATCACAGTTTGCATTTGGTCAGTCGGTTTAGCCAATCTAGTAATAGCTGTTCTAAGCGTTGTACCAGCTTGTGAGCCTTTTATTCCCGCATTTGACATGATACCGATTGCCGCAGCGGTTTCTTCCATCGAAATTTTCATAGCTCCAGCAACAGGACCAGCATATTTTAACGCTTCCGCCATGTCTGCAACCTCTGAGTTTGTATCTGCTGCAGCTTTTGCGAACACATCGGCTACATGAGTGGCTTCACTTGCGTTCAAGCTAAACATATTTACCGCAGTCGCTGCTGCTTCAGAGGCTAAAGCCAAATCTCCACCAGAAGCCGCTGCTAGAGACATTACCCCCGGAGATGCAGCTAAGATTTGATTTGCATTAAACCCTGCTGAAGCCATCATTTCTTGTCCTTGTGCAACTTCCTTAGCACTAAAAACAGATGATGCTCCAAGATCAATAGCTTGTTTCCTGAGTTTCTCGAAGTCAGCCCCAGTCGCTCCAGAGATTGCTTTTACTCTGTTCATTTGAGATTCAAAATCTCCAAATGTTTTTGCAGCAGCGACTCCTAACCCAACTATTGGAAGTGTGACGTATTTTGAAAGGCTACGCCCAACACTTTGCATCCCTTGACCGACCATCGTAGTGTATTGACCAATCTTTCCAAGTGTCGAGACGTTACTATTCCCGATAGACTTTATCTTATCTATCGTCTTTTGTGCAACGGACTGAGCTTTACTCATTGTAGAAGTGAAATTTGAATCGGTAGCTCTTAAAATAGCTTCAACAGTGTATGCTCTACTAGACATTTAAACCTCCTCTCTCTCTTAATTCCTTAACTCTATTAGCTCTGTCAATGATTTTAGGATTTATGGTATTATCAACCGATGCTGACAATACTTGCTTTTTCCGTTTCTCATAATCGTAAAACTCTTCAAATTCACGGTAAACATATTCGCCTTTAGAATTGGCAGCTTTAACGTTGCGATTAACAAAAGCACTTAAGTAAATATCTCTTTCAGATTCTAAACGTTTTAAAAGATAACCTTTAATCCTTAAATTGTATTCTTTTACTGTCATACGACGAGCAACATTAAAGTCTTTCACATCCAACAACCCAAAAATGTTGCTAATAATCTCGTTGTAGGTTTCAAGAGAAGAACTTGTTATATCTTTTTGATTTAACCCTCCTCTAAAGCTTTTAAGATTGGGCTTACTTGTGTTTTCAAAAGAGGTGCTTTCTTCAAGCTCTTTAAAAAATCATCTAAAACTTCTCCCAGTTTTCCATTTTCTGCTTGTTCTATAGCCCACTTTTCAATATCTTCTTTTTTAGGGATTGAGTATTCTGTGTGTGTAGCTGATAAAATAATATCTTCTAAAATAAGCGGATTTTTTGCAGCTAGCTGCATAACTGCAGTTTGAACTCCTGTACCAAACTTAAAGCCATTGTTATCAACAAAAAAGCGCTTATCCATTTCTCGAATAAAGTCAAAGCCAAAGTTTAATGGGTAATTTTTTCCTGAAATTGTAATTTCTTTCATTTTTTGTTTTTGCTCCTTAAAAAATAAAAAGGGCTAAAAGCCCTAGTGTTATTTTGCTATTTAGAATCTATGTTATCTGCTATGAACAGAACCCGGACTAGAAACGGAAGATTCATCAATTTTTGTTACATCTTTAAATACATATTGAATAGCTTTAATCTGTTCTTTTGTAAGAGTGGCTTTACCTTTAACTGGTTTGCCATCGATAGCCATTTCTGTGGAAATTTCAGAAAGTTCCTCAACATTTGAAGGAACTTCCCAAGATCCCAATCGCCCAATAGCATATTCTGCATCATATTTCCCGTCTGAATCGTTATTGCTATTCAAGTCAATATCCCAAACTTCAATTTGTTTACCTTCTAAAACAGCATTCTTTAGTGTCGTATTCAATTCATCACGACTTGCCACGCCTTTGATTTCCAAAGTTACCTCAAGCCCTTTGTCAGAATTGATAGCACCATCTTTTGTGATTTTAGCATCTGTTTTTCTACTATATTTCCATTTATGTTCTGTCTGAAAAGACAATTTAGCCGCAGCCGCCTTATCTCCAAGCACACGGAACATCAAAATATTATCTTTCCCATAAATCGGTGAACTTGTGACCATATTTCCTCCTATACAAAATTAAAATAAATATTTAAAATGCCATGATAAAGATTTTCGTTTGTACTGTTATCTTTTAAGATTTGAGTATCGCTTTCGTTCATTACCATAGCCCATTTGTTACCATCAATTTGGCTAATCTTACTGACTTCCAACATGATTTGAGCAATCATATCGCTTACTACTTTTCTATTTGTTCCATCTCCCCAAACATTGATAGTTGTTGAGCACTTACCTATTAACTGCGTTTTTGTAGCCATAGGAATAATGTGAGTATCTCCCATCACAACAAACGGGTACTTAGTTCCGGTTGGTGGTAAAAAATCATAGACAGAAAAACCGAGACCGTCAATCCTCGTAAAGATTTCATCAAATAGCACTTGATCTGGTTGTTTCATTCTTCCGTCCTCGCTAAATCTTTAATAAAGTTTTCGATAACAACATCAAGAGCAGGTTTCATAAAGGGTTGAGCTTCCATGAAACGTGTCCCTGTTTCAAGGTAACCTGAATAATTCGTCCCGCTAGTTACTTTAGCCACTGTGTCTAAATTACTTACTTCTAAAGCGATAGATCTCTTTGTTGCTCCTGTCGGTTTAACAAATACATATCCCTCGCCTTTTCTTTTTTCATAATGACCGTTGAAATTTGCGTTTTGAACAGCTTTTTTATGTAGCTTAACACCGTTTTTTCTGACAGCTTTACGCTTGTTGTTAAACGATGCCTCTTTTTTTAAGGCATTTAATAAGTCATGTTCTCCTTCAATCGTTAAATTAATCATTAGGTAATTCCTCTACATATAACGCTCTGTTTCGCTTTGTGACGACACGATATGCTTTATCTGATATAAATACCTTAGATATATTTTTAACGTCGTGACGAAGTCTTACTACTCGTCTATCAAGGTCTAGTTTTTCTGCTAACATATTAGATAACTCTATTCCTTGCTCCGAAATATTACACGAAACTATTTTTTTTATGACTTCCCCACCAACACGTCTACCCAAAGTAGGGTCATAGTGCGGTTCGTCATTAACTTTGATTAAAAGGGTAACTCTGCCATTATCTCTCATAAAAAATAGATACCACCTTTTTTAGCTTTTTGATCAGAAATCTTTAGTCTACTTTTAATCATTGAGTCGTATGGTTCGAATTCATTTAAAAAATCGTAGTAAGTGATAGTTCTTCCTTCAACGGACTCTGATTTAGCCCGTTCAGCACCTCGCCTGTTATAGCGAGCAATCAAACAATCTTCAAGGACAAATGAAAAGGCACTATCTATCTCATTAGTGCCATACTCTGCCGAAAAGTGGTCAGTAATCCTTTTCAGCAATATTTCCAATAGTTTGTCTTGTAATGTGTCGTTGATATCTAAATCAAGCTTTACATTATCAATGATTGTTTGCGTGTTTATATTTTCCATAAACACCTCCAAAAATCAATCGGTGTGATATTCTAAAAGCTCTAGCAATTCTGCTTTTTTAGCTTTAGAATCGTAATTAACACCTAGTTCATCAAGTTCACGCTTTAGCTCGTCAATTTTTAAATTGCTAAAGTTTGTTGACTGTGTATCAGTAGCTTTTAAAACACCTTTTCCAGTCAAAAACTCAACTCTAGCACCGTTATACTCTTCACCGACTTTATAAATAAAACCAGTCTCTTTATCTCTAAAAGCTTCAATTACTAGAACCACGATTGCCTCCTTTTACATTTCTTTTTCTTTACTCTTTACAATCTGCACTTCATCTAAGCGCTCAAATGACGGTAGAGCGATCATAGAAACTTTAGTTTGTACGTTAACAGGGTCGGTTGTCTTAGTGGTTGTAACAGCAATACCTGTTTCTACAAGAGATACCTGTGCATCTGTTGCTTGACCTCCCATGAGGTCAGACTGTTCAGGAGTTGTCCCAAATACTGTATAGCCAAGATTTCCGTTAGGTACAAGTGTAACTACGCCATCAGGGAAATACTTCTTGCTTTCACCTGCGTCGTTAACGAACACACCATCTTTAAGTAAGATGTTTAATCCCAATTCTTCAGAAAGATAAGATTTTAATTCTGCTTTAGTAACAATTGAGCCATCTGGTGCAAGAGGTTTAATTGCTTTTACGGTTGCTTTTGCATTTTTGATATAGCTAAAAGTTTTTGAGTTTAAGACAATAGCTTCAGGAACGTGACCACGCTCTGTGACTGTTTCGATAGCTTTCTCAATGTCGGCAAGAGGGTTAGCAGTTTCTTTATTTGACCATTCTTGTGAACTTTTAGTCGTTTGAGTTACAGCTAATCCATAATCGATATCTTTCATAACACCGTTTGAATTGATGTGGATTTTACCACTTGACAACACTTCCATGCGCATAGCTTCAAGACGTGCTTTAGCACCAGCGATTAGAGTAGTTTCATCATTAAAGATTGTTGATAACACTGTGTCAATAAGTTCTTGATTTTTAGTTTGTGCTAAAACGTTAAGTTGTTGACGGTCAGCCTCTTTTACAAGCATACCTTCCTTGAAGTAAGGCATTTCTTCGTCTAACAAGTCTACAGACATGCGGTCACGAAGTGGAACTTTAGTGTCAAACGCCGCCGCTTTGATACTAACTGGTTTGCCAGCTGCTCCTTTGATAAATGATAACTTAAGACCAAGTTGCTGTTTAGATGGGAAAGCTTTTTCTCCCAAAGTCAAGTCAACGTTTGCTTGTTGTTTATCATAAAACCCTTTGATGTTAGCAGATGTTACAACGTCATAAATTAATGCCATTATTATTTACCTCCTTTTACAAACACAATATGTGGTAGTTTAGTTGTTAGTGTTGATGGGTCTTTAGCTAAATTTGTGTCAACTAACTTATCAGAGTTTACTGTGCCACGATAAACAAGTGCACCAGTAGCGTCACCTTTAGACAAATCCACATCTGTTAACAAAATGCCATCAATATTAGCTTCACTTTTTACTTCACCATTTTGAACTGGTTTTACTTTTTTGGTGCGGTCTTTAAAAACAGACGCCCCGTCACCTGCTAAAACTGTTCCTGCAGATGCTAATCCATTACCAAATTTACTTGCATCTAAAGTCACAGAGATTGCTTCATATGGTAAGTTATGTAAAATCTCTTTTGATGTTTTTACTGTACGTTTTTTCATTTTTCCCTCCTAAAATAGTTTGGTGTTAACTTTCCCAGCTCGTTCTGCTAAGCTTGCACCAAAATTTGATTGAGTTGTAATCGAACCACTTCCGCTTGAAGGTGTGGCTTGTCGTGCTAATGATTTGCGGTCATCAGCGATTGCTTTAGCAAATGCGCTAGCTAGCTTAGTGACATTTGCCTTTGTTTGCTCTGCATCTAAAGTTACTGTAAGACTAAGAACATCATCATCAACATTGATGTCAGCCTCTGAAAACATTTTACGAGCAACTGCTGTTAGTTCGTTGCGTGTCTTATCATCTTTTAGTTGTTGCAACTCTTCTAACAATTTCTGTGTTTCGTAGTTAGCTTTTTCTTCGCTATTCATCTTTGCTAATTTTTTAGCTTCGTCTTGCTCTGCTTTAAATTGCTCTTGAGCGTCTTTATGAGCTTTAGCAACTGCACGATTTACATTTTGTTTAATCATTTCAGTTACTTCTTCTTGTGTAAAAGTCTTTTCTGTTGTAGCCTCTGTTTTCTCTTTGACTTGAGTGTCGACTTCCTCTTGAGCGACTTCTTCAACTACACCATTTTCAACTAAATCTGCCATGAGGCGCCTCCTTGTTTAAAGTCATGTCTGACTATAATATCTTGCACAGTTTTTAGCCTTAAGCACGTTTTGGGCATAATAAAAACCAGTCGAATTCGACCAGTTTAAATTTTTCATTATTTATTTTTTAATTTGGAATCTAAATCAGATAACGGAAGCAATGCGAATAATACCCACCAACTGTTGTTAAAAAAGAATATTAACCAACAAATAAATTTCACTTTTTACCTTTCTTATGTTCGATATCTTCGCCCACAACTGCACAACGACAATGTGGGTGAAATGGTGGTGCTGTATTGCCTGTATCCCATTTTTCCATAGGATAAGGACCATCGCTTGCTATCCCTTTACAAATAGAACAAGCGGAGGGTTCTGGCAATATCTCAAAACCATTGAAACCATTGTCTTCTATTGACATTTTGCTAACTTCCATTTGTACCCTTGCATGTTCTGTAATCGCCAGACGTCTAGCGTAGCTATCTGATACCTCAAACTCTTTTTTTAGCTTATTAGACAGCTTAATAGCGTTATCGCCTTTTGTTACAGCTTTATAAACTTCATCTTTTACTATTCTTCTAAGTTCATTTTGTCTTTGCCAGATATTTTCGGACCATTTCGCTCCTTTAAAATTTGCGTTAATCGTTGTTTCAGCGAGTCTTTTTATAGCTTTTTGGCTTGCGACAGAAGTACCAAGTAGTCCAGATTGGAATTTCAATTCTTCTTCAAAACCATATTCAAGGAATTTTTTTGTCGCTTTGTATTCATCTTCTGATAAGTTTTGCATCGCTAAATCAATGTTTAATTGCAAAAGCTCTAATGCGTTAACTTTCATCTTTAAGTTATAAACAGCCATGTCTATATTTTCTTGATGTGTAAAATTAGCTTTAGTGACTTTAATTCCCTCTTTGCGCATTTCATTAGCCCTTGCAACTAATTCTTTTGCCTTTTTCTGATAAGCGTTTATATCAACGTCAGAGACAGCCTTTTTAGCGAGCTTTAAGTCTATTGCCTCTTTATCTGCATAGCGTTGATAAAAAGACTCGATTTCTTTTTCTATTTCACGGAAGTGGTAGTCGTGTATTTGTTTCATGGATTTTCCTAGATTGATATCTTTTTTGTCTTTGGCTTCCATCTCTTTTTTAACACGTTTACGCCAATAACTTTTACCTTCCTTAGTGTGCATGTCCATGAGCTAACTCCTTGTCTGACATACGTGTTTGAGCTTCTAGTTTTTGAGCTAGCAAACTGCCTGACTGCGACTCTTGCATGATTTTATTTTCTTCTTCATCTGGATCATCAACAATACCAGTGACAAACATCTTAGTTTTGTTTGATAATTCCCCACCAAGTGCTTTAAAATCATTTATTTTTTCTTGGTCTGATTTAGGCAAGTTTGGAGTAAAGATGATTTTTAGCTTACTGATATCAAAATCTTTAATTTCACTTAAAAACTGACTAACATGAGCGATAAGTTTATATCTACGTTTCAACGACTGCTCAAATAACGCTTGTAAGTCCACACGTTCTTGTTCTAGTCCAAAAACTTTCCACTTGAGCGCTTCTCCGGACTGATTACCAGCGAATTTATTATCTGTCATATCCGGCGTATTAGTAAATCTGTGGATATCTTCGGCGATTCTGTTTTTATATGCTTCAGTTCCTTGTACATCATATTTTTTATACAAATACTTAGCGTCAATAGAACCTTCATGACCTTCGTTATCAACAGGTGTCTCTAGGTTTAACAGTCTAGCTTTTCGCATAGTTCTCAAATATGTAATGGCTTTTTCTTGCGTATCTACGTATTCAGGAAACGACACACGACCAATAATCGCTAGAATAGCGTCTGACAAGTCTTGCATGTAATTTGCTGTGTCTGACTGCGCAGAGTCGTATAAATCAATCAAAGATAATTCTGTTTCGTAATCGCCTAAACCATCGTCTGTATTAAGATATTCCGTGATAGGGACAGCACCAAAAACATGCGGTTGTCTACCTATTTCTGTTAGTTCTCCGTTAAAGTCAAAAAAGATAACTTCAGAACTTGTATAAACTTCTACTGTCTTGTCTGTTTTATCTATTTGACTTTTGTTGTAGTATCGCACACCAATAAGACTATCTTTATCAACGTCATTTTTATAGATAACAAAAGTCTCTCTCGGGTCTAGTCTTATCACTTTTGTTTTATCATCTGCACTACGATAAACAAGTTCGTAAGCACGACCAACTTTGGACAAGTCTTTTATAAGTTGTCTATTTAATTGGTGGAAATTGTTCTTTTTTGCTAACTTTTTTAAAAGTTCGTTGTTAACTTCATCGTCATACTCAACACGTATTGGATTCCCAACAAGATACCCTTGTTTAAATGTTGATATATACTTTCCGTAATTATGTATTGCACGAACATCAGCCATATCCTTATCTTGTCTACGCTCTGTCAAAGACACTTCGTGGTTGTGGATGTATACTATAAAAGTAGACAAAACTTTGTGTGTTATAATCTGTTTTAAAAGACACAAAAACGAAAGGACAACCTATGTCAACATTTAAACGCTACGATGAAGAATTTAAACAATCCCTTGTCAACCTTTATCAAACTGGAAAAACTCAGTCTGAACTCTGTAAAGACTATGGGGTATCCGCTTCTGCGCTTGCAAAATGGATCAAACAGTATTCTCAAGTCAGACTCGAAGATAATTCTGTACTTACTGCCAAGCAAATACAAGAGTTACAAAAACGTAATGCGCAGCTTGAAGAGGAGAACCTTGAATCGGTTACACTAAACTAGACAGAATTTATAAAGTGTTCTACACTAAAGAAAACAGGAGAACAGATATGTCTAGAAAAATACGTCGCCACTTCACCGATGATTTTAAGCAACAAATCGTTGACTTGCACAATGCAGGTAGAAAACGCAGTGAACTGATCAAAGAATATGATTTAACGCCCTCAACCTTCGATAAGTGGGTCAGACAAGCCAAACTAACGGGTTCCTTCAAGTCTGTTGATAATATGACAGATGAACAACGGGAACTGATTCAACTCAGAAAACGCAATAAAGAACTCGAAATGCAATTAGACATTCTAAAGCAAGCGGCAGTGATTATGGTACGAAAAGGGAAATAATCACTGCTAACAAGGATAAATATAGCATTTCAAACATGTGTCGTTGGTTGAAGATTCCTCGCTCTAGCTATTACTACAAAGCTGTTAAGCCAGTACCTGAAGCAGAACTTGGAGAAAAAATCAAATCTATCTTCCTCCAAAGTAAGTCTAGGTACGGAGCCAGGAAGATAAAAAAATGTCTGGAAGTACTAGGAATCAACTTGTCTCGCCGTCGGATTCGTCGCATCATGAAGAGATTGAATTTGGTTTCTGTTTACCAGAAGGCTACCTTCAAACCGCATTCTAAAGGGAAGAATGAAGCACCAGTTCCGAATTTCTTAGAGAGACAGTTTAACCAACAAAAACCATTGGAAACCCTTGTGACGGACTTAACCTATGTTCGTGTTGCCAATCGTTGGGCATATGTTTGTTTGATTCTTGACCTCTTCAATCGTGAAATCATTGGCCTCTCCCTTGGTTGGCACAAGACTGCTGACTTAGTCAAAGAAGCCATTCAAAGCATTCCCTACGCTCTGACCAAGGTCAAACTCTTCCATTCTGATCGTGGCAAGGAGTTTGACAATCAGCTGATTGATGAGATGCTTGAAGCTTTTGGAATCACCCGTTCTCTCAGTCAGGCTGGTTGTCCCTATGACAATGCCGTCGCTGAGAGTACCTATCGTTCCTTCAAACTGGAGTTTATCAACCAAGAAACCTTTCAATCACTAGAAGAATTAGCCCTCAAAACGAAAGATTATGTCCACTGGTGGAACTATCATCGCATTCATGGTAGTCTTAACTACCAAACTCCCATGACCAAACGAATTATCGCTTAAAAAGCACTTTATAAAAATTGTTCAGAAAAGTGTTGCCTTTTCACCTTATCTTAAAAAAAGCAAGTGCCATATTCATGCAAAACTTAAAGTAAGACTCCTCGCTGTCTATCGGTTACGCTTTGAACACGCCACAACAACCTTGTGTCGTGTTTTACGTGTCAATCGCTCCACTTACTATAAATTTCTAAAACATAAGCCCTCAAAAAGAGATTTGGATAATCAAATTTATAGAAAACAAATACTTGAGATTTATACCAAAGCAAACAAAAGACTTGGTGCGAAGTCTATCAAGGTCATTCTTCAAAGAGACTACGACACAAAAATCTCTGAAGGAAGAATTTACCGTCTGATGAAGAATATGGCGCTCCCTAAAATGGCTACCATTAAGCCAAAAACAGCTCTTAAAAAGACTCAAAAAACGTATCCTCAAAACTTACTCAACCAGAAATTTAATCCTGATAAACCTAATCAAGTATGGTCTACTGACTTCACCTATATTTCTATTGGATATAAGAAATATGTCTATCTCTGCACAATACTTGATCTCTATTCTAGAAAATGTATTGCTTGGAAACTGAGTCATCGTATGGATGCAAAGTTAGCATGTGACACTCTAGAATTAGCTCTTAATAAAAGAAAGGTTGAAGGAACACTTCTCTTTCATTCCGACCAAGGGGCACAATTTAAGGCCAGGGAATTTAGAAAAATAATTGATGACAACAATATCATGCATTCTTTTTCTAAACCTGGATATCCTTATGATAATGCCGTAACGGAAGCTTTTTTCAAGTATTTAAAGCATAGACAAATCAACCGAAAAAAGTATCAAAATATCAAACAGGTTCAATTAGACTGCTTTGAATATATTGAAAATTTTTATAACAATTACAACCCACATACGGCTAATCTAGGACTAACCCCTAATCAGAAAGAAGAAAATTATTTTAATGCAATAAAATAACACGGTTTTCTGTCTACTTATTTGACATTAGTCCAGTTGTTTCCTTCGGCGTAATCTAAAAGTTCTTGTATTCGTGGCTTCTGAATACTCTCGTGGTGTTTTATATACTCAAGTAATAATTTGTACTTATCTTTAAATAAGTCGTTTATATCGCTTATCTGATACCTCATTCTTGACTCACGATGAAAACGCAACTCTAAAAGTTTATGTTTCCCAGTTGAGTCAATAAAATCTTCTATGTATGCCATTATTTCTCCTATTTAGTTTTTAAGGCCTTGACGTAAAACGTCAAACTGATTACCTGTTGGTCTGTTATCTGTCAGCCACTGCGAGTACAAAGCATAACGCAAGGCATCTAGCACATCGTCATATTCTTTTAACGGTTCATCTTTGGTGCTGTTTGGCTTCCATTTGTATTGATAGATTTCATCAAAAAAACGAGGAATAACCCCTCGCTTGATAAATAAATTATTTTCTTTCAAAAGTTTGGCGATATGTTCAATTCCTGAAACAATCGACTTGTTAGCGTTCCTTGCTTTTAAACGTTCCCTTTGAAATCTCGTTACATGTTCAGGGCGAGCGCTATCTGACCAAAAAATAATATTGCCGTAATGCTCTTTAAACTCATTAGCTCTATCAACCCACCAATCTATTTCTTTATATTGCTCTGCAATACCGTCTAAAAGGTAATAGTTGCCTTTTTTGTCTTCTCCGACAATCACAATCGAACCATAATGGCTGTATCCCCAGTCAACTCCAGCGAAATATCTAACCATCTTAGGCAATTCAACCACTTCGTGGACGTTTTTATCATAATCAGAATAAATAGCACCCTCTGCGACCGTCCATTTACCTAAAATGTCACGGTCATAGAATTTTCCACTAGGCGTTGCAGCTTTTATAGATTCGATGTATCGCTTAGACAAAAATGTGTTATCGTCTAATTTAAAGCTAAAATCAATAATCATATCATCGTCAGAGTCGATATAATCCGTTTTGAGCCAATGATTAGGGTTATCTGGGTTACTATCCCAAACTATCCTTGCACCCTCACCAGAACACCTAGAAATAATTTCTTTGAACACTGTCTCGTTAGCAAGTGAAGCTTCGTTAACATATGCACCATAAGCCGTAAAACCACGAGCACGTTTAAGTCCCGATATAGAACCAGTATAGACTTGCACCACCTTGACTCCAGCTAGAACAAAAGCACCATGTTTATCATATTTAGGTTCAATATCAAAGGTATTGTACATGTCTTGTAAAATGTTGTTGTGAATAGATGTTGACGAAGTCCCAGCCAAAATATACATTGGTTCTTCAACGCCTAGTTTGTCAGCTATCCTACGCACCCTCACCAGCTCATTAAGAAAAGTAATATTGTTAACATAGGTTTTACCCGAACGCTTAGCGCCGTGAAGACCGCATATAAAGAAGTCGTTATGTCTGATTTGTTCAAGCACTTGCCATTGTTTAGGCGTAAAATCAACGATCATCTAAAACCTCTCCAAGCGCCTTAGTAAAGGCAACCAATTTATTTTCCTGTTCTTCATCACCAACAACTTGTGCTTTAAGTTTCTCAATTTCAAGTTTAAGTTTTTCAAGTTCCCACTTAGTCGGATAGCGTTTCATCAATTCGCTACCTGCTTTGATAACCTCAGCGATAGATGGCTTTTTCTCGATACTCACAAACTCACCAGTCACTGGATTTAATTCAGTCACTTCTTCGGTTAGTTCTTGTCTGAGAACCTTAGTAAAAACTCTTAAAATCTCATCTGCTTTTGCGATTGCTTGGTCTTCTAAAATAGCCATACGATCATCTATCGCTTGTTTTATTTGAGGTTTTTTGAGGTTTTCTGCACCAGATTGATAGGCTGCTTTTTCAGCATATCCCGCCTTGATTGCAGCATCAGTTGCATTTCCCGAGATGATGTACTCATCTATAAATTTTTGTTGTTTTAACGTTAATTTAGCAATTTTCCATCACCTCCTTTAAAAAATAAGTATTTTATGCGTGTTTTGCTTGACAATTATTGCTTCTGTGTGTATAATATAAGTATAGAAAGTGAGGTAAGCAATATGCCAAGAACCGCAAGAGAAATCATCAAACTCTTGAAAAAGAACGGCTTTGTAAAAGTCAGTCAAAACGGTAGTCACGCAAAGTACAAAAACTTTGAAACAGGCAACATCACAATCGTTCCCATGCACAAAGGTGATATGCCAAAAGGCACCGAAGACGATATTCTCAAGAAGGCAGGGCTGAAATAAGCTCTGACCATCTTGGTTATTGTTTACCTAGAAAGGAAAAACTATGTTAATCTATCCAGCTGTTTTTACACACGACAACGAAACTAATTCAATTGGCGTTCGTTTTCCAGATGTTCCTGAAGCTATTACTTTCGGCAACGACTTAAAGCACGCCTATGAAATGGCTGTCGAAGTCTTAGGATTTGCTCTTGAAGACTATACTGATTATCCAAAGGCTAGCTCCGTTTCCGATTTAAAAGAACAGTATCGTGATTCTGATATTGCTTTAATTGGCATCGATATGGTTGCCTACATGAAAAAATATCACTCTAAGAAGGTACGCAAAAACGTGACTATTCCTGAGTGGTTGAACAACGCAGCCGAAGATAAAAACCTCAACTTCTCTCAAGTCCTTACTGAAGCACTTGAACTTAAATTACAAGCATAAGAGCCACTGTTGTGGTTCTTTTCTGCATAATAAAAAGCCACCACTAAGTGATGACTAATGACTAATTGGTTCTTCCAATTTCTTATCTAACTCATAACCTTTTCTAAATGCTGGTGACTGCTTTGCATAAACGGATTGAATAAAGTCTACTTGTTTATGTTGTTTTGATTTTACAGTTTCCATTTCGTTACCTCTTTTATTTTAATTATAGGAACAGTCGGAATCGAACCGACACAGCATACGACTACTTCTCTAGAACCTTCGCCGATATGCAAGGCGCTACCTTACCGTTTTCCAATCACGGTTCATGTTCCCAATAATCGCCTTACTCTGCGCAAGTGATCCCTTCAGAGACCCCAGTGCTTATTTAAAGTAAGCCTATAGACCCATCACGAATCGAACGTGATTGATACCATAAGGTCTACACAAAAACGGCTATAGCTCCTCTCTATGTCTCTCGTTGTTCTGCTCTAGTGGCTGAAATAACCACTACTGAGACGACAGGATTCGAACCTGCACGCCCCACATACATAAAATAGCAAGTTTGATAGTAGTTAAAGTTGACGACTAAATAAATAGCCTGTTTGTAAATGATTATCTCTTCTTGCTATTTTGATAATACTATAATAACACATGCTTTTATGTATAAACTATTGTATTACTGTACAAAAACTAGTCAAAAACTCCTTGCTCTACAATCAAAGAACCCTCCCTATAAAGCTCTGCAAAAGCTAATAATGCAGCATCTAGTGTGTCATAATAAAAGCTCTCTGACATACATAATTCTGTATAAATAACCTTATCTGCATTCTTGTAAGGAGATAGGTATTTGTCATACAAAATCCTGCGCTTTTCTGGCTCCAGTATCATACTAACTGATTGCTCAATTGCTTCTAATTCTTGTTCAGCTGACACACGGTTGAGTGCTAAGCGTTCAACTGGCTTGCTAGGAGTTCCATGTGATTGTCTAGGCTCAAAGGAATAAGTAGCTGTCACTTTTTGAGTATCTACATCATTAGCGATCCTACGCCAGCGTGGATACTCTCTTAGTTTTCGCTTAGCGTTTGATTTAGTTTTTTGTATATTAATTTCTGGAAAAAACGTCATGAAAGCTCCTCGTATGATATAATAGTTGTACGAATATATATCGAATGGCGCTTTCACGAGCGCTTTTTTATTGTTCTCCTTTCCTTTTTCTGCTGACTTATTTTTGTTGTTAAATTGTCGAGTATTAAATTTTTAGTTTTGCGTCAGCACTTTATTTGCAGCATTACGCTTGTATAATCATCTGTGAGCGATAACAGACTTTAGATTTTTTATGAAAAAAATGTCGGAGGATATTTCCCTTTCTAAAAATTTCGCTCTATAACTAGCAGACTAATTATTCCAAATCTGCTAGCTGAATACTTACAGAAAGCTTCTAGGGTAAGTTTAACGAGTATTGCAGGTTATTTAACTCCCACCCCATTCTTTTTTGAGTTAATATATTCTGTTATTTCTTTTTGCTCACCAAATTTCCTTTTGTACTCTCTCAGTTCTGCAACCAAAAATAAATTTTCCCGCCGCTTTTCTATTAACTCATCAACCATTTTTTTATTGCCTCTCAGTAAATCATCAACCAACTTTTCTTGATGTCTATTCACAAAATTAAGCACATCGTTTTGAATTTCTAAATCGGTCATTCCGTAACCTCATTAATTTCAACATAATTTATCTTGTTTGGGTTTATCAGTATTTTCCCGTTTTTTGTGTTTACAGAAAACATTTTTTTACGTTTTACAGAGTTAGCAACGAGGTATTCTAGTTCTTCCCTTGATCTATTTTAACTACTTGTAAACTCAAGCTTATCTGTAACTATTTTAAATTCAACTGTCATTCTATTCTACCTCTTCTCTAAACTGCCACGCCCAATCAAAATCTTTGCGGATTTCTTGTTCCGTGAGATGCAAATTGTTATCTATCTTTAGTAAGTCTAAGTTATCTCTATGCATAACTTTGATACTTATATTTCCGCTAAGCTGTCTCATCAGCACAAAACTTAACTGTCTTTCATTCGGATCAGGTATCTCAACCGTATAAAGCTTCTCTTTTTCAACTGTGTAGCCAAATTGGTGCATATTGATTAATGTTTGAATAGGGTTCTCTGTTTCAGTAAGCCAGTATTCAAAATCAGTTTCAGCTCCAGATTCTCTTATTAACCAAACCATGTAACAAAGTCCTTCTTCTAAATTATCTTTATGCTTTTCATACCAATCAGCAACAAACTGTGGCACTTCTGGTTGAGGTTGAATGAGTTGGTCGAGGATTGCATAAACATCTTGCAATCTCAGCTTGTCAGGCTTAGTATTTAAATCTTTAAATGCTAGCTGATGTAATTTTTCTTTCGCTTCTTCAATATTCATTTGTTACCTCGCTTAATCTACGTCCACAGAAAGGACAATATTTGAATTTAGCGCCAACAAGATTAAACATTCTTCCAGCTGGCGAGTTTTCGCAGTTAGCCAAGAAATACCAGTTTTGTCCTCTTTTTTCCCAGTAACATAAATAATTTTCCATCTTATCCTCCATTCCCTGTCAATTCCGCTATCCGTTTTGTCTGTCTAGCTCTATCCTCACTCGCACGCTTAAGCTGCTTTTGTGTTCTGCTTAGTTGTGTCCGCAGTCCGTTTATTTGCGGTTCGTAATGGCTTTTAAGTGATATGCCAAGCCCTGATACGACAATCAGCATAATAGCTAAAAACGTGATGATATGGTTCTTTTTGCTTATCGTACGACGCTGTTCGTCCATTGTGTCGACTAAGCAGTCAAGTTTTTCTTGTTCTTCAATCATTAGTCCACGCTTTCTAGTAATTCAGGATTTTCGTGTATGTTTCCGACAACTTCACATTCCTCGTTTCTTAACCACAAATCTGATCCGCGTCGTCTATTATCAATGTGCCAAGAGCCACCTCTGAATTGATTTACTTTAAAAAGTTTAAAATCGCTAGAAATTGTGTATCGTAGCTTAACAATATCCCCATCAAAAATCTCAACGCCGTTTTTGTCTTTTAGTCCTGTTGATTGCATGAGGACAGCTAAATCATAAGTATTACCATCTTCAAAATCTCGCCAATCTAAATAAAATTTGCCATTATGAATAACTGGCTCTTCATACATATCAGGGTCTAACCATGCTCTAAAATTTGGTGTCATCAGAATTCCTCCAACCAAACCGCTAACATCATGCAATAATTAGCCATGTCGTTTAACGTGTCTGACAGGCTCTCTGAGACGTTTTGTTTATTCTGGGTAAGATTATATAGCCTGTTGTATTTATCGCCTATACGGACGATACCAGCGATGTATCCAAAGTCGTTTAGAGACTTCTCGAACGAATTCCCATAATCTGCATTTTTAGCTAAAAACATTTGATAATTTTCATTGTATGCAGCTTGCATACTCTCTGCGTTTATTTTATCTGCCATACTATACCTCTTTAAAAAGTCATTGCTGCATATATCAGACGCTTAGTCTGCTTGCAATGCTCTAACTTAGTATCTTTGTGCGCTCTTTTTAGTTTTACAAAAAGTTCCGTCTCGTGGTCATTTGGGTTGTGATACTCACGATATGATTTGATATACATCTGTGCATAGGTATCTTCGTCAAAATAATCTTTAAACGCTTCGATAACGTATGGTCTTGGCAAGGTTTTTCGACGTCTGTTATTTGTAACGCTACATCTTATTTGCTCGGCTTTTTTGCAATCTACATCTAGCTTTTTAATTTGCCTTACAATCCCATCGTCAAAAATTTTGTAAAATTGATTTATTAATTCATCTGTCAATCTCTTCAATCCTCACTTTTATTCTTGGATTCTGACTGTATTTCTTCTTTGCTCTTAAATCGCATACGATATTGTCATCTGACCACACAATACCTGATTTCTGTATTCTGTCGTAACCTGCATCGGAAATACTATCAAAAACAGCTTTAATCAGATTATCAATATCAGGCTTCTTAGCGTGCCATATAAGCTCACGCACGAAGTTCTGATATATTTGTATTGTTTTATCTTTAGAACGCTGTGTAGGCTCTTTTGATAGCGTTTTGGGAGCTTTCATGTAAAAGGTTACCTCTACCTTTATGCAATCATCGAAAAACGGTCCATCATAATTTTTTTCTATCCAGCCAGAAACCTCTTTTCGCCATTTCTTCATCTTTGGATCTTCGTACGTACCAAATTTGCTGAACTTAGGTCTAGTTTGAGGTTTTGGTTCGATTGGTATTTCAAATTCTGTTTTAAAAGTCATATTCCTCTTCAATCCCTATCAACAATGCAATTCTTTTTGAGCTAGGTCTAGCTTGATAAGATTTAGTCATGTATTGCTCTATTGTTTGCTTTTTAATTCCGAGTCTTTTTATCAGCTCTTCTTTAGTCCCAACATCGACAAACTTGTCGTCGTCATATATTGCATATATCCTTTGTTTCCTCGGCTTCGTCATTTTTAGAATGGTAAGTCATCATCTGAAATATCCATTTTGTTGGCATTGCCAAAATAAGAATTAGAACTATTGCCGTTTTGATTAGTTTGTTGTTGGCTATTGCGACTTTCCAATAATTGGAAACTTTCCGCAACAACTTCTGTTACATAGACACGTTGACCTTGTTGGTTTTCATAATTACGCGTTTGGATACGACCTGTAATTCCAACCAAAGCACCTTTTTTTGCCCAGTTAGCCAAGTTTTCAGCTTGTTGGCGCCAAATAACACAGTTAATAAAATCAGCCTCACGTTCGCCAGATTGATTTTTAAAATTACGATTAACTGCAAGTGAAAAAGTAGCTACCGCTTGATTACTTGGTGTATAACGAAGTTCGGCATCCTTGGTCATGCGACCTACTAGTACAATGTTGTTAATCATTTTTTAGTCCTGCTTTCTTTTTGAGTTTATTGATTAATTCGTCTGCCGAAACAATGTGTTCCGTATGCAAATCTTCTAGTGTCCCCACTTTTAATGTATCTATTAACCATTTTGTTAACTCTTCCACGCTTTGGTTTGTGGTTTTTGCAATATCGCTTAAATCAGATTTATAAGTCTCTACTTGGATATTGCTGATTTTTGGGGTTTGGAAACTTGCCCCTTTTGACGTTTTGTTTGTTGTTTTTTGCGATTGATTTATTTTACTAGGTTTGCTAGCTTCGTTGCCATCATCATCTTGATCGCTTGTTATCCCAAAAATTGCCGATAGTGCATAGCGTTTTGCGTAAGTGATAGCCGAACCAGCACCTTGTACATCGTTTTTTGTAGGCTTGACGCTTAAAGGTCCATATTCTACCCATTCGCCACTCGTGTGCATGACAAGCGTTGCGACATCGATATAACCGTTTTCTGTGTTTGTTGTCGGGTCCTGTGAGAAAGATATCCCGTTGTTAGCAAAGGCTGTTGTGATTGCTTCTGTAACATTTTCAAGCGGCACGTATTTGCTTTTAAAAAATGGGTTATCCTTATCCTTTAGCGGTTGCTTTACCTCTAGCTGAGCTTTGCAAAAGGCCTTAGCATATTCTGTTATACTTTCTGATTTTTTCATTTATTTTACCTGTAAACTTTCTGTTTCGATTAGTTGAACTCCAGATATATCAATTCCAGATTTTAAAGCTTTTGAGATTTCATCTTTTTTTGGTTTGTATTCAACTTTTTCTTGCATGTATTCAAAAGGTATTTTTGTTTCGTCCAAAATCTCAACTTTTTTGCTTCTTCGCAAAGATACTTTAAACATTCCAGCGTCAACTTTTTTCCTTTGGCTCAATTCCATTGCACGCCTGATTGTCTCTTTGTATTTTTCCACTTTGGCTTCCGCCTGTTTTTGCTTTTTATAAAAAGCTTCTTTTTCAGCTTTATACATTTCAGCATCAGCCTGCACATTTTTTAACATTTTGACAAAATACTCAATGTTATTTTCTAAGTCTGACTGGAAATCAATGCTGTCAAGCGTGTCTTGGAAGCTTTCGTCATCCAGATCTAAGCTTTGCAGATAAGCTATAATCCCATTAAGTTCATATAAATAAGACATTCATTTCCTCTTTCTGTGTTTTAACTGCCAATTTTCGGCTCTTAAGCTCTTCAACTGTTTCTTTAACTCTATATTTTCTTCAGCTTCTTTAAGATAATCAGACATCAAGTCGCTGTATCTACTTTGCCAGTAACGAGTAGACTCGTGTAACTCTTTGCTCATGGTCAATCTTCCAAAATGTGAGATTTAAAAGTCCATCTGCTATCAAGTTTCCGATTGACAATTAATTCAGGTTTAACATCAAATTCCGTTTCAATGTATTCCATCAAGTCTTCGTCTGTATAGTCTTTAAATTCGTCGTAAGTCTGCCTTAGCGTAGGCTCTTCGCTGTCTCGTAAATAGTCAATTGTAAATATAAAAGCATCCCTAAAATTACCGTCAAAAGTTACAAGTTCGCCATCAATTCTAATTTCTACCATTTTTTCTACCTACAAAGTTTTCTAGTTTTTCTTTGATAAAGTCAAACATGGCTTGTAACTCATCGTTTTCAATTTTGAGATTTCTGTTATTGATCATTAAATCTACTAACGACTTGTCTTTTTCGTTGCATTGTCTTGTCAAGCAATCAATGTCTTCATTTTTGTCAACTATTTTGCTTTTTAAAATTTCGTTTTCTGTTTTCAGCTCTCTAATTCTATTTTCAAGCTCTGTGATAAGTTTTGGATGTATACTATAAAAGTAGACAAAACTTTGTGTGTTATAATCTATTTTAAAAGACACAAAAACGAAAGGACAACCTATGTCAACATTTAAACGCTACGATGAAGAATTTAAACAATCCCTTGTCAACCTTTATCAAACTGGAAAAACTCAGTCTGAACTCTGTAAAGACTATGGGGTATCCGCTTCTGCGCTTGCAAAATGGATCAAACAGTATTCTCAAGTCAGACTCGAAGATAATTCTGTACTTACTGCCAAGCAAATACAAGAGTTACAAAAACGTAATGCGCAGCTTGAAGAGGAGAACCTTATCTTAAAAAAAGCAAGTGCCATATTCATGCAAAACTTAAAGTAAGACTCCTCGCTGTCTATCGGTTACGCTTTGAACACGCCACAACAACCTTGTGTCGTGTTTTACGTGTCAATCGCTCCACTTACTATAAATTTCTAAAACATAAGCCCTCAAAAAGAGATTTGGATAATCAAATTTATAGAAAACAAATACTTGAGATTTATACCAAAGCAAACAAAAGACTTGGTGCGAAGTCTATCAAGGTCATTCTTCAAAGAGACTACGACACAAAAATCTCTGAAGGAAGAATTTACCGTCTGATGAAGAATATGGCGCTCCCTAAAATGGCTACCATTAAGCCAAAAACAGCTCTTAAAAAGACTCAAAAAACGTATCCTCAAAACTTACTCAACCAGAAATTTAATCCTGATAAACCTAATCAAGTATGGTCTACTGACTTCACCTATATTTCTATTGGATATAAGAAATATGTCTATCTCTGCGCAATACTTGATCTCTATTCTAGAAAATGTATTGCTTGGAAACTGAGTCATCGTATGGATGCAAAGTTAGCATGTGACACTCTAGAATTAGCTCTTAATAAAAGAAAGGTTGAAGGAACACTTCTCTTTCATTCCGACCAAGGGGCACAATTTAAGGCCAGGGAATTTAGAAAAATAATTGATGACAACAATATCATGCATTCTTTTTCTAAACCTGGATATCCTTATGATAATGCCGTAACGGAAGCTTTTTTCAAGTATTTAAAGCATAGACAAATCAACCGAAAAAAGTATCAAAATATCAAACAGGTTCAATTAGACTGCTTTGAATATATTGAAAATTTTTATAACAATTACAACCCACATACGGCTAATCTAGGACTAACCCCTAATCAGAAAGAAGAAAATTATTTTAATGCAATAAAATAACACGGTTTTCTGTCTACTTATTTGACATTAGTCCAGTTTTAATTCTGTTTGATTATCCAAAATCAATCCTCCCTTTTAGTATTCTCAACTGTCTATACTCTTCTATTTTTTTATTTCGACTAGTTTCATCTAGAGCCATGATTCTTGCCGCATGTTCCTCGGATAGCCCGAAAAATGTTGTTAGTGTCAATTCCATAGCTTCATCCTTTCGTCCTCCATGCCATCGAATTCCATAATATGGCTTTTGTCGCAGCCTTTTCTAATGCGTGATGCAATTCTCTCGCCATAAATTTTTCTGATTTCGGCAGGTGTCAGATTGGTAGTAATGATTGTGTTTGTACGCTTGTTAAGTAAGCTATATATAATACTTGTCGACCAATCGCTAACCTTTTCAGCACCTAAATCATCCAAAACTAGATAATCAACCTCTTTTAATTTGTCCAACCAAAACGCCTCTTTACTAAAGTCTCGCTTTATTTCTGATAACAAATCAGTGACGTTTACAAGTAGCCCTAACTTCTTCGTCTTATCCGATAGCCCTCTGATAATGCTGTAAGCTAGATGACTTTTGCCTCGTCCAGCTTTACCAGTCATGATAATGTTACCCTGGCCTCCTTTAAACCAATCGTTAGCCATTGTTTTAGCCCAAACAAGCACTTCTTTATGTTTGATTGTGTCAGTTCTAAAATTATCAAACGATGCGTTTTCCAGCTCGCTATCCATGATTGATAACCTTTTGAGATAGTACAACCTTTTATTTTCGCATTCTCTTTCATATATTTCTTGTACACGTAAATTATTTTGATTTTCTAGTTCTTCTCTGTGGCATTCTGGGCACACTGTCGAACCTGTTTTAATGATTGTGATGTATCTACAATTATGTTTTTCGCAGAATGTATCTTCTTTTTTTGTGTTTTTTTGATAGGATAAAGCGATTTTAGCAAGTGCATCTTCGTCACCAAGTATCATATTCCGATACCTCTTCTTGTTTAGATTTTCTGGATTTCTCTTTAACCTCTATTTGCTCAATTGTTGTGATATTGTCGTCTTTCCAATTGCGCAAGATCCCACTAGAATAATTTAAATTTGTTTTTCCTTGGAGCTTAGTTCTTTTAATAGCTTCTTTTACAATCTGTTCTTGATAATTGAGATTATTTAACCAATCATTAATAGTTTCGATTTCCGAAGGAGACAACAACCGACCAAACTCATTTTGTATAAAATCAAATATACTGTTAGTAGTTGTCTTATCTTTACTTGTATTATATTTACTTGTATTGTCTTTACTTATATTGGGTTTACCACTGGTTGCCGATTGGTTGCCGATTGGTAGACCAACTAATAAATCTTTATAAACGCTAGGAGTATATCTATCTCGTCGTATGGTGTTCTGCTCACGAAAATCCGTTAAGAAGTAAACCATTTCGTCATTCAAGGGTTTTATGAATTGTTTTATAACCAGCAACCCCAAGCTATCTTCGCTAGAACCAATCATTCTAACAACCGGAAAAGCTTCGACAACCCCATCATCGTCAGCGTTTTGTATTAAATGAAAATATAAAGCTTGTGTTTCCAATGGAAGTCTTAAAAATTTTTGTGTCTGAGTGACTGTTTTGCTAATCATTCTTCTATTACCCAATTTATCCTCCTAACTTGTAGTCCACTAGTGTGATAAAGTGGTTTAACTTCGCTTTATCTCTTGTTTCTAGTTTGCTTTTGTTAATCTGTCTTAGTAAGTAGTTAACGCAGAATTTTTTAATCATCTTCTAGCACCAATCCCTCTAATCGCTTATCATAGCTAGACACAAACCACTCTTTCAATTCCTTGTAAAGTTCTAGCGCTTGGTCGTATTCCTCTTCTAGCAATTTTCTGTTTTGTGTCTTGCCAAAAACACTAAGAACAAGTTTTCGGATATTGTCGTGAACATCTCTAGCCGCAACATCACTGTAAGAAATAATTTCGTTATCCGTACCAAAGTAATGAGGGATTTGATTAAAGACGTTTTTAGTTGGGTTGTATCCGCCAGCTTCGTTGAATTTTCCAACAATCTTAGGATATTTTTCATTGATCGGAATCAATTCATCATCAAAACTGACATCTTTGAATAGCCCTTGCGGTGTGCGTTTTTCTTTCGCTTGTTTCATGCGTTCAGCTACTAATTCATTCAATTCTTCTTCAGTTAGTGTGTAAATTTTAGCCATATTGTTTTCCTCTTACTATTTTGTTATATTTAAAATAAAATACTTGGAGAAGTGTATGATTGATTACTATTCTTTATACAAAAATTCACTTGAAGCCATCGGGTATCATAATTTGGATACGGGTGTAGATTTACTTCAATACCTTATTGCAACAGAAGAAGGAAAAAGGATATATTCTCAATACCCTTATCGAGAAGTTGAAGAAATTATTTTTTACACCCTAGATTGTTTGATCCAACAAGATTTAGTTACTGCCACAGAAATGCCGAGATTAGATAGGCGAATATATACAATTGACGGTCTGACACCAAAAGGCATGTATTTTCTTGGATATATCGGGCAGGTAGAAACCGAGGTTATCGAATGGCTTAATGAATTTGGAGTTTCGCAAAATCCAGAATCAATCTATAACGCTCTGAGATACATTATTTATTAGATTTATAGAAATGCTTTTTCTCCCAGTCCAATGTTTTATTAGCCATCTCAGCCTCCTTTGCCATATCCGCCATCTTAGGTGTTCTATGGTCATCAAAATCTGTAACTACTAGACTTAGTGTAATGAGTTTCTCTCCGCATCTCTCAGCTAATTTAGCGGTTTCTGGTCTAGCTCCAGTAAGTCGTATTCCATTCAAATAGACATTAAAATCTGTACAGACTACCGTTACTTTTTGATGATTTTCTAGTTTTGAATTATCCATTGTGTTCCTCCTATTTTTGGGTACAATAAAAACCCTTATCTAAACAACAAGGGCGCAAAAATACCCTTGTCAGGTTGACTGAAAAGGGTACACATGATAATATATTTGTGTACCTGTTTTCAGGTCGGTCGATAGCGTGTAATCCAAAGTTTGGCGATGGCGGATTATACGCTATTTTTTTAGCTCTTGATAGACCTTATCTAAGCCTAGCATCAAAACATCTGTCTGAGTTTTTCCAGTTTTTTTAGTACAATATTCTAATTTTTGTACTTCTTCGTCTGTCATTCTCAGTCTTTTGCTATGAGACTTAGGATTAGAAGTTGGACGACCAAGTTTTTTGGTAGTGGTCATATTTCCTCCTTTCGTATCCACAAATATATAATATCATTATGTGGATACATAAGTCAACCCCTAAATCAAACTTTTTTAAATATTTCTCAACGCACCCATATTCAGTTGTCAAAGGACTATGTGTTTCCTACTAAATTTGTTTAGCAGGTAAACCGTGCTTTTGGTTATATCTACGTGCATTAGCTTCCCAACCGTTACTTTCAATCGTCCATTTTGATTTTTCCTGTTTTTTTGGTTTTGCAAAAATAAAGTCTAATAGTTTCATGTTGTTTCTCCTCTAGCACTCCCCAGCGCTTATTGTTTCATTAAGTGTTTAATTTTATTGACATCGGCAAGACAATACATTTTGTCTTTACCGTTTTTAAAAGATTCAAGCCCATAGCTCTCCATGCGTTTTATAGTTTGCCATGAGTAGCCGTATTCATTGACGAGCGTTGTTTGATTGACCCACTGATTTGCTAAATCTTTTTCCTGTATGAGTTTCTTAATCTCATCAAAAAGCTCTTCTGCTATCTGCTTTTTTAGTAAATCGTAAGTAAGTTGTGATTGCATAGATTTATCACCCCTTTCGTGGTATAATCTAAGTAAATTAAGTTTGTTTTGAGTCCGATTCCCGTCGGACTTTTTTTCTTATTTAAATTCGTCTAAACTGACACCTAACCCTATAGATAACTTGACCATGTTCGGCCAAGATAGATGCTTGATCCTCCCGCTTTTTAAATCACTAAAGTGGCTTTTGTTAATCCCTGTTAGTTTTGCTAATTTATTCATATTGAGATTTCTCTCAAGCATTATTTTCTTGTTTACAGACCAAATAATCGGTGTTTCGCTTGGGAAATATTCGATTGGTCAGTAATCTCTAGTTTCTCGGCTAGCGTTTTGGAATCTACTGTTACCACAATAGATCCTTTTTTATTTCCGCTATACGGATATTGTTTTGGTCTCATATGTTTCCTTTCTGTTGTATAATGTAGTTATCCTATTAGGAAGGAGGATAGGTTATGATTGATTCACAAAAAATTAAAGAGACATTGGATAGACACGACGTGTCTGAATCAGATAAATTATCAGTAGCTTTGGCAGAGATACTCAATAAACATTTATCTGGCGAAAATCTCTCTAAAACTGTGCATGAACACGACAAACGTATGGCACGTATGCGTGGAGAAATCATGTAACTAGAAGCTCTCAGTTAATTCTGAGGGCTATTTTTTAGCAAAATCACGAAATTTTGAAAAATCTGTAATTTCAAACTTAATATTTTTTGTTGCTTCCTCTTTTTTTAATCGCAAGACTTCGTCATAGCAACAATTGATAAACTTGAAGTTCTCTTCACCGAGTTCTGTTCTGATTTCTAAGTATTGGTTAAGTTGTTCGTCTGTTATTTTTTTAGTCATTAGATAGTCCTTTCTTTTGTTATAATCATCTCGAAAGGAGGTGATTATATGACTGAGGTTCATGCTTGCTTATGTGGCAAGTGGGTAAATTTATCTGAAGACCCTGCTTGTAAAATGGGAATCCATATGACTAGCCCAAACATTTGGTGGGAAGAAAATGCCGAACTCTACTCACCTATTGTTAAGGACGAAGCTGATACGATGTATCAACAAGACTATATTGTTATCCACTACCAGAATGCTGATTATCGCATTCACCCTATGTTTATTCAGATAGTTGAGAAATAACCCGTGGTAAACGTTCTTCAATAATCTGAATATCCAAGTCGTCCAGTTCCAGCTGGTCGGCTTTTTCTTTTAGTCTTGTTTCGATAGTCACGTTCAATTCGTGCCACTCACGCCTGGTAAATTGCTTTCGAAACATAAGGTATTGCTTAATAATTTGGTTCATGTGTTCCCTCCTAAGCTACATCGCCTTTTTCTAAAGCGATAATTTCTTTTTGTTTTGGTGTTTCACGAATTTCAAACAATGAGAAACTGTCAAATGTTAGTGATTTTAAATAAGAGAACGCTTTTTCTGCTTCGGTATGTTTAATATGCGTATATTTCGTAACGTTGAAGTGATGTTTCAAATGTGAATGTTGCAAACGGATGAATTGACCTTTTTTAGATGCAAATAGGTTTTGACTAGCGATTTTACCTGATGCGTCAAAATATTCTTTAGCAAAACCATAAGCTTGTTTGCTGATAATACTTTTGATTTCACTAGCTTCTACATCGTCGATGTGGACTTTTTTATCAATTTCAATTGCTAAAGACCGAACTTCTTCAACATCTTTTTTAATGGCTTCTTGGGAAGCTTTTACTTGCTTTTGAGAAGATAAAACCTCAATCATCATATCTTCAAGCGTCATTCCTTTGACGACTTCAAGAGCGTCTTTTTCGTTCATTTTTGATAATTCTTTACTCATTGATTATTACCTCTTCTATAATTTTTCTATTCCCGGATGGAATGATTTTGTACATTTCATCACACCAAGACTGGACTGTGTTAACCATCTTGGTCACTTCTGTAACTGAATAATGCGCATTAACATTGTTGATAATCGGCTTAAAACGAAGCGGTGCCATTTTCGTATCAAAGAAGTTTTGCACATCACTGATAATTGAAGATAGCTCACTTATTGAAGTGACAAGGTTCTCAAGTTTTTCTTTTTTACCCTCGAGATGACGAATTTGGTCTGTTACTTCAATAGCTCGCTGTGACTCCAATTTTATTGTCGCTAATTCCAGTTTTTTGCTATCGAGTTCCCATTCAGTTTCTTCAAGCGTTTTGGAAAGTTGTTTATTCTTTTTCAGTAAGTCTGAATTAAGTGACTTCGTTGATTCATAATCATCTGGAATGACTTCCTTGACAACTTCTTTTTCAACGATTTTAGCACTCAAGGCTTGCTCTGCTAAATTCTCTTTTTGTTGCTCTAAACGGGCATTTTCTGATTTTAAGCGGTTGTTTTCTCGCTTGATTTCTTGTAATTCTCGAACAGTTGGATTGTCACCATTTTCGATGCGTTCAATCTGTTCTTGCTTTTGCTCGTCTGGGAGGGTGGCTATGAGGTAGAGGACTTCTGTTCCAATATTTCCCAACGTTGGGAAATTTGAAAGTTTGTCAGCTATCGTTATTGCCTTGCTAACGAAATTCTTGTTGTACCCAAGATTTTTGTACCAATCCATAAATTGACCATGTGTCAAATCATTTTCTTTAACATGTTTTAACATGCAACCTATTTTCCAAATAGACTTTCCAATCTGTTCGTTTTCTTGTCTTAAATCTAGTTCAATCTGTTGCAAGTTATTTGATAATGTTACTTCATTCATACTGTCCTTTCTATCGGTGTGTTGATTTTATTCACGTTTCGTGAAGTTTATGGTGTAAAAATTTCGCCTAACTCTTTGTGAAAGAAATTGGCGATTTTGAACATTTCGCTTTGAGTAAAATCTCTTTTACCTAACTCTTTATCTCGATAAGTATTAGAAGATTTATTAATAACCTTGGACATTTCTTCTTGAGATAATCCTTTTTCTTTTCGCAGTTTATACAGAAGAATTTGCATTCCCCCACCCCCTTTCTGTGGTATAATTTAAATAAAAAACGGAGTTGTATTATGATTGAAAGTCTTGATATAAAGACGATTTTGCTTGGTTCTGCTACTCTCTTAGGAACTACTGCCATAAAGAAAGCTGAAAATCCTGCAAGAGCTATTGATGATTTAATGACATTAATTGGTTTTGAAAAATTACATGAAATAGCTGAAAATCGAAGAAATAAGTACATTACTAACAGAAACGATTTTATTCAAAAATTAGCTAAAGAAATACAAGATGTTGTTAGTAAAAATATTGAAAATCTACAAGAACCTAGTCTTTCGATAGCTGGACCGGCTTTAGAAGCATCTAAATTTTATTTAGAAGAAGAAGAACTTAGAAATTTATTTACAAAATTGATTGCTTCATCTATGGATAAATCAAAAAATGAATTCAACCATCCATCTTTTATTGAGATAATAAAACAGTTTGATAAAATTGATGCACAAAATTTCAAAATTATCTCAGATTTATACTTTAAAAAAGGTTTCGTTGCAACTGGTACCTACTATACGACAATAATTGGTCAAGATAAGCCGTTAGAGCATATTGCTAGTCATGTATTCGTAGATAATTTAGAACAAAATGATATAGCTATTCAAAGTTCATCATTAACTAATTTAGAAAGACTAGGACTAATTCAAATTAATTACAAAGCACACGTAGATGAGAAAGAATATTACAACATTCTTAATAATAGCTTTATAACTAAAAAGAACAGTGAATTAAAAGAACAAAACAAAAGAGTACTAACAAATCTAGGAATGATAACTCTTACTTTATTTGGTGTTAGATTTTCAAAAACTTGTTTACCTGACATTTCGTAATATTTTGATTTCTTCTAAAATTTGAGCTCTCATTGTTTCATTCAGTTCTTGTTGATCAACATCCATTTTTGTCATAATTTCTACTACTTTTTTGAAGGCTAGTTTTGACCAAAAGATAGATACAACAAATGAAACTATTGATGGTATAATTAGTAAATAAATAAACTCCATATCTTCCTCCCTACTCCCTCATGGGAGTTTTTATTTTGTAATAAGCCAAGCGATCAGCCAAGAAATTCCACCTAACATTAACAACGCTGGCAATAAGCCACCTTCAAATTCGATGCTTGTTTTTTCTTTGCCATCACGACTAGTAAACGTGTGTTCTAAGTCGCCAAGCATTAGTTTTTTCCAATTCATTTTGTACCTCCTAAAAATGTTATAATCAACTTATCCTTAACGAAAGGAGGATAAGCTAATGAAAATTTCTAATTCAAAAGATTTAGCTCTCGCTATTGTCGCTTCTTCTAGTCCTGCTTTGTCTATCGAAGATAAAATCAAACTTTACGAAGACGCCTATGAAGCTGTAGAGGCTCACAATAAGCCTATCATTGAAGCTGAAAACGAACGACGAGCAAAGGACGTTGAAGCGTTTTTAGATACGTTTGGTAGATAAAATGCCGAAATCTTCTAAATAGCTTCCTAATTTAAGATACCCTATTGCTAGCTCGCACCTAGCGATTGGGTCTTTTTCTTTTGCGTATGCTTCTTCAATATCTGAAAACATTTTTTTGATATTAGCTATAAAAGCACGTTGACTTTCAATATCAGTCATTTTTTTATTCCTCTCTATTTTCTTGAAAGAAAGTAACCACTATGATATAGTAAGCATAACCCCTTTAAGGGGCGGGGATTTTCAATCCCCTATCCGATTACCTCGTAATCAGATATTTTATTTTGAGCCTAAACCAAAGAATTTGAATTTCGAACTTTACTTCTTTGTGTTTAGGTTTTTTATTTCGCCTACTTTCCATCAGTGGCTACCTCCTTTCGTTTTGCTTAATTCCTTAAGCTTGATTATAGTCTAACATGTTAGACATATGGTTGTCAAGTATGTTGGACAAAAAACTTGAAAAAAATTTTTTTGTACTGTATAATATGTTTAAAATGTTAGACATTATATTGAAAGGAATTCGATATGCATCTAGGAAAATATATAAAAAAGTATCGAGATACCAATAATCTGAGCATGGCTGAATTCGCTAAAGAATCAGGCATCAGCAAAGCTTACGTTTCTATTCTTGAAAAAAACAGAGATCCTCGTAACGGAAAAGAAATCATCCCATCTATTCCGATTATAAAGAAAGTTTCTGACACAATTGGCATCTCTTTTGATGATTTATTAAATTCGCTAGACGAAAATCAGATAGTCGCGTTAAATGAAACGAAAACTGAAAAAAATCTAACTTCCTCTACCCTACAAAAAATCACTTCTACTTCTTCTCAATTAGAACAACCTAGACAAGAAAAAGTCCTTAGCTTCGCTAACGAACAATTAGAAGAACAAAATAAAGTTGTTTCTATGTTCGATAGAAAAGTTGAGGAGACAGAAAATTATATCACTGACTACGTTGAGGGGCTAGTTGCTGCTGGTCTGGGGGCATACCAAGAAGACAATTTACATATGGAAGTTAAACTACGGGCTGATGATGTCCCCGATAAGTATGATACTATTGCGAAAGTAGCTGGTAATTCAATGGAACCACTTATTCAAGACAACGATTTACTGTTCATCAAGGTATCTAGTCAAGTCGATATGAATGATATAGGGATATTCCAAGTCAATGGAAAAAACTTTGTAAAAAAACTCAAACGTGATTATGACGGCGCTTGGTACTTGCAAAGTTTAAATAAGAGTTATGAAGAAATCTATCTTTCAGAGAACGACAACATCCGCACGATAGGAGAAGTCGTAGGCAGTTACAGGGAGAATTAATATGCTGGAAAAAGTTGAACGCTTAATCTCGGAAATTAATAGAATACACCTTGTTTATTCGCAAGATTATTTTGAAACTGGGAAAGTTGAAAAGATTAATCTAAAACATACCTTTTCAAAAGTACCTGTCAAGGCTATCCTAGACTATCGTTTAAATCTACACGAATCTATCAATGATTACTTGATGAAAGCTGATGTTAAGGATATTCCTTACGTCTATCGTGTCAAAACATCAGAAAGTATCTTAGACAAAATTGAACGTTTTTCAAAAAGGCAAGATGGTTATCCTGTGAATTCTATTCTCAATGACATTTTTGGCGCTCGTATCATTTTATCTTCTGAGGATATTTCACAAGTGATGGAACAACTCGATGACTGGAAAGATAAGTTCGATTTAAAAAACTGGTATTTACGAGACAAAGATAATTACACAGGAATACACGTTTATTTCAAGAATAAGAGCAACCACTACTATCCTTGGGAGTTGCAAATTTGGGATGAGAAAGATGTTGATCAGAACATTGAAAGCCATAAATTATTTAAACGTCATTTTGTATAAAGATAGTAAATCTTTACCCGTACAGAATAGTGGTATAATAAAACCAGAAGAAAAAGGAGGTGCTATTATGTCAGGAGATAATCACTCAAAAGCTGAAATTGATTTGAAGTTCGAAAATCTCGAAACAAAAGTTGACAGCAAATTTGATTTATTGATACAGAAAATGGATGATGGTTTTGAAAAACAACGATTAAATACAGAAAAAATTTTGTCAGATTTCAAACTAAATCTAGTAACTGAGCAACAGAAAAATAAAAAAGAATTTATGTATTGGGCTGTCGGCATTATTATTGCCTTGATAGGCATTGCTTTTCCGATTTGGTTCGGAAATTAAAAAAAGCCCCACGCTCAACTTTGGTCGGTGCGAGCGTGAGGGCAATATGCAATCAATAAGAAGTAAGCTTTAAATAGCTCATTTTCTTATATTCTAAATTATAACATACAAAGGAGGTGATGCCAATATCCTATCTCAAAATCAGCACTCCCCAGCGCGAAGAGAGAGGTAAAACAATGATTGAAAAATACACTAAAAAAGATGGCACAATTGCCTATCGCTTAAGAGCATACCTTGGGGTTGATCCCATGACTGGTAAACAAGTCAGGACAACTAGACAAGGGTTTAAAACAGAAAGAGAAGCTAAAAGAGCCGAGGTAAAACTTATTGATGATTTTCAGCGTCAAGGCGCTTGGAAAAGCAATGATAAGACTACATTTAATGATGTAGCCAAACTGTGGTTTGAGCAGTACCAAAATACAGTCAAACCGTCAACATTTCTGGTTAACCAAAACTACTATAAAACAATTTTAAAGCCACATTTAGGACAACTGCAAATGACAAAGATAACTGTCATGATTTGTCAAAAATTTGTGAATTGCCTGTCTCGATATAGCGGTTATACGCTTTATCTAAGTCTAGCAAACAGAATTTTTAAATTTGCTGTCAACTTAGGTATTATTGATAGCAACCCTATGAGCAAGACGTTGAGATCAAAGTGCACTTACAAAAACGTGGATACACTCACCAAAAAATATTACACAAAAGAGGAATTGAATACTTTCTTGAGGATTGTGGAAGCCGAAGAAAGTCTAGAGATGCGTCTGATTTATAGATTGCTGAGTTATGGCGGTTTTAGAATTGGTGAATTAATGGCTTTAAAAGATACCGACTTTGAATTCCGAAACAATACTATCAGCATTACAAAAACCATTGCTTATACAAAAGAAGGATGGGCTGTACAATCTCCTAAAACCAAAAAAAGCAATCGCACTATATCAATGGACGCTGAGACCATGTCGTTAGCCAAATTATATATTAAGCAAAGTATCAAACCTTTACACGGATCGTTTAAATTGTTTAATTTTGCTTGCGACACTGTGAGAAAAAGACTGGACAAATTTATATTGAAGCATGGATTAAAAAGGATTACTCCCCACGGGTTTAGACACACCCACGCTTCGTTGTTGTTTGAGGCTGGGATTCCCGCTAAGATTGCACAAGAGAGGTTAGGTCACGCTAAAATAGCAATCACGATGGATTTATATACTCACTTGTCCAAAAAATCAAAGGATGATGTTGCTGACAAATTGGCTGAACTTGTCGCTGTTTAACACAAACGTAGCGGAAAACGTAGTAAGTCGGGTTTTAGACTTTTAAAAAGCCTTGGTATCAATGGTTCTGAGAGGTAACCTTATATTATAACAAAAAACAAAGGCTTTCACAGGAATATATCAGCGAACTTTCCCTATAAAAAAAATTCTGCAGCTATCTACTGCAGAAATAAAATCGATTAATCCGCTTTAAAAGCATTGAAAAAAGGTTGAATATCTCGTATGAATTGTTTCTTCCCCGCGAAACGTTCACCACTAATCAGTTTTTCAAATTTTTCTTTATCAATATCTGACAAAGTTTCTTCCACTTTTGTTAAAGTATCACGATAAGCAATATAGTCATCTAAAACTAGTCCTTTACTCTTAACATAGTGACTAACTTCACTGATTTCTTCATAAGGCATTTTATTAAATTGTCGCTTTTGACAATCTTGATGTCTTAATACATCGTTTAAATAATTTGAAAATTTTGTTTTAAAGTAAATGAATAGTTTGCCTTCATTATCCAATAAATACGGATGTTCTTCAAGCAACCTAAAAAGTACAATACGTCCTTCTTGAATCCAATCATCATATTCCCAAAGTTGAACAAAATAATTTCTTCTCAGCTTCATTACGATTGGCTTTACTTTATCAAACAACTCCTCAAAATCTCTCAAAACAACTTATTCCTTTCTTAAACATATACTAAGTATAAAAAAAGTAAGGTGATAACAACATGACAATGGTGTCCTTTAAGGAAATGATTTTTTCCCAAAACACATTAATTGAGCATTATCAGACTATTTAGTGACTCATATTAGTTAACATATAAAAAGCTTGAGAGTATCATCTCAAGCTTTTTATATGATGACACAATCAATGCCCTTTTTTCTTTTGGTAACGTTTTTCTTGTTTTAATTGGTACCGATGCTTTCTTAACTCATTTTTCTTACATTTCTGACTTAATTGACGTTCGTTTTTTATACTCATATGAATAGTTTTCATCGCCAATTGCGCTTTTGTAGATACTACTGGCTTACGTTTTTCTCTACTAATTTCTCTTTGCAT